TTCCAGCCAACGTCTTCCGGTTTTATCGGGTCGAGACATAATGTCGTTAGGTGCGGACACCATAACATCAGCCTCTAGTTCAAAGACCATTCCACCCCCAACATTGATGCCCCCTGCGACAACAGTAGGGTGCATCTGGGTTGCAGCCGAAAGAGACTTTCGCTTTCCCTGCATCTTGATGATATCATCAAGATATTGTGCATCGGTCACATGAAACACGGTGGCTCGTGGGAGTTTGGTGTTGAGCGCACGCTTGAGCATCTTGGCACTCAGTGGAACATGAATGTCAGTAAAAAAGATATGCTCGGAGGCACTTTTCGTCCATGCAGGGGCTTCTGTTATGTAATCCTTGAAACGTTTCATTATTACTTCCGCTTTGTAATATTTCTTCTGTTTATTTCATTTTGAATCCATCGTTTCGCAGCCCGAGTCTTCGGAGGCTTACCAATAAACTTTATTGCAGTTTTATATGCAGTCATGGTTTCTTTTTTGAAGTCTTTACCCTCGGTGTTGTCCACAATAATAAATTTATCATTTCCAAACATTCTCTGGAAAGCACCAATGTTGTTTTGGACCTCAGACCACATATCAGTCACAGCGTCAGCACCAACGGTTCTTGACCTCATCTTGTCTCGCGAGATTGATGTGTCTAGTGTAGTGTTAACGAAGATCATCATGCACTCATATCCGAGTCGCTCAAAACCAGCTTTTTGTTTTTTGATCTTGTTAACATCTTTTCCGGTTCCATCAATCAAAAGACCAATTCGACCATCAATCAGAATATCTTGTTTTTTGCCGGTAAGTTTTTTTGCTGCTCCGCGAATTTCTTGACCTCTGGGTGACATTATATCCTTTGGACCAATATCATTCATACTCCGTTCAAATGCTGCCTCAAGTTTCTTCTCAAAGATGTCATCAGAATTAACTGCACGAAGACCCATTGATGTCAATCCAGTCTTTCCTGCAATGAAAGATTTGCCCGATCCGGGTCCACCAGCAGTAAAAACGATCTTAAAAATGCCGGGATCGTTAACACCCTCAGACAATTGTAAGAGTCCTTTTAAGTCTTTATATGTTATCATGTTAGGATTCCCCAGTTAAAATTAAAATACACTCTATATTTAGCTTCAACGAAATTTATAAATAAACATGAATGGAGGGGATTAATTTGAAAATTTCACTAGGTGTAAACATATCAGACACAAACAGGTCTGGAGTATCTGCATTTTTTGGAGATACTAATCTTTCTCTAAATTTATCTTTAAATGCCCTCGCCTACAGTACAGCCGGTAGTACAATTGCGTCCAGAAAAAATGCAGATGGAAATTACTATACGGTAAGTTTTCCAGACGACTTTGTTCACACAATAAACAGCGAAGACACTCTTGATGTTTCTGATCAATCCGGCGCTACAGTGCCGAGAGATCCTTTTGCTGGATATCGCTCGGCTTCTTCTCCATACGAAATTGATACCCCACTGAATATCACAATTGAAATTCCCGAAGGAATGTCTATTGGAACAAACTCACATGCTACACATGTAAAAGCAATAGATGTATTTTCTTCTTGGGAAAATGATCACAGTGGATTAGCTGCTACTTCACCCGGAGCTGATTATGCACTCAATTCCCGATCAGATGAACATCATTACAGAGACGCTTCTGCCGATCCTTGCATTTTAATCGACTTCAACACCAACAAAGTATCAGAAAGAACAATCAATGATACAATTTTAACAATTGAAAATAGTGGAAACACTCTAGGTGGTGGTGGATACGGCGGAATGGGTGGTGTTAGGTTTAAAGAAAAGGCAACAAATGGAGAGGGTGGAGGTGGTGGTGGAGCTGGAATGGGTCTTCACCAAACAATTTCTTCTGGAAACTTCCCGACGAATCCAACAGAATATAGTTATTATCAATTTTCAAACATTGCAGTAACCACGGGTACAACTGGCGCGAATATTCCAGAAACACCCGATTCTTTTCTTCCGTTGCCGGGAACAGGGGGACTTGGATATAACTGGTGGCCGCACACTGTTAATGAATCTTCCAATTATGCCGCGAATGGAACGTCATCAGACATAGGTAGTTTTGGTTCGGGGGGAGCCGGTCAGGGAGATGCGATAAATGCCGGAAGATCATATCCATCTTTATCATCTCAAATAAACAGCTTCACGGCAAGGAATCCCGATTATTCTGTCACACAAGCGGGGTGGGGTGGAAATGTTGTTTATTTTAGGTCAAATGTTTGGACTGATTCTGCCATAAGTGGAACTCGAATTAATATCATAAACAAAACAACAGGATATATGCGAGGTGGTGCCGGTGGAGGAGGTGGTGGGGACGAAGGTGGTGTTGGTGGCAGCGGAGGATCTTGGTATTCTAGTGGATCTTATAATACATCACAAGCCGCTGGAACCCCCGGAAAATTCAACGCTTTAGCTCTTGCCCACACCGCAGGTCTTGAGGGTTCTTTAATTTTTTGGAACACATCTAACGTATCTGTTTCCAATACATTCACTAACGAAAGAGGTGATGGTAATTGGATGCAAGGAAGGGATATACGGGTTACATAAAAATGCCTATTCAAACGACCATACATAAAATGGAAGCATATACCGGAACTTGCATTGTTACTGTTATTGACGACGGGGAATATGTTTTCGATCATATCAATATAGGAATTACTGCCGATGGCAATACCGCGTATGTTGAAGAAAGAATAAAAAATGCGATTTTTAAGAGTAGGCAGTCGAGACAGAATAACTTAAATAACCCCAAAATTGACTAGGAAAAAATATGGCAACGACGAAATGTTCATTTAATACAGAAACACTTTGTGTTTTCAACATGCTCGATGAAGGCGAAACGATTGATTATAATTGGAGTTTAGATACTGACTACTCGGTTGTTGTTCTAGAAGGATCTGTAAGGTTTCAAAATTCGACATTGGTAAATTCGGTGAATGAATATAGAATTCAACCAAATGAAAATTTAACCGCGACGGCAACTAGTTCTGGTCGGAACTATTTCATTTCACTATTCAGAATAGATATAGATCATATTGCCAACCAAATTGTAAATCAGACATCAAAAAATAAAATGAGAAATCACACACCAACATGGTATGAATATGGTGCGCCAGACTTTTCAGATAATTTGGAAATGTCATGGGAAAGTATATTCGCATCTGGAAATTATACTTTAACAAAAACGGCGATTGATGATCAGATATTATTAGGAGATTGGTAATACTATGAGAAGAGTAAAATGGATTGCAACGAAAGATCACGTCGTACTGTCAGCCAAAACATATTTTGCTAATGACGAGGTTCATTCGACAGCCGCACGATCAGGTCATAATTTAGCTTCAGCAAATGCTATTTTATATTGGACTTCGGGAAACACCAGAGTATTTACATCCAATACCTCGCATAATATTTGGAACGTTCATGCGGACGTTCAATCGCCTTTTGGAGCTGTGAGGCCTTTATGTGGTTCGGGTGAACAATATACTAACGGTTTTGGTATGGTGAACTTGAACGATTCAAATTCAGCATACACGGCAATTATTCCAAAGTCTTTACACAATACAGGAAACTGGAAAGAGATTAATGCTGCAACAAAAGAAGAGCATGAATATATTGATGAACACCCAACGCAAACGGTCATAATCAAAGATCAGTGCTATGTTGGGACAAAAAGAAATCCAGAAACATTCGACATTTACAATGACGAACCAGAGAATGATATTGTGACAGACGATTTGAATATTGATTGGGGATAAATGCAGATATGAAATATGAAAATAAGGTTGGTCTGCACATGCCGGAGTATGGGGAATATTCTGAGGTGGAATCTACAGTAACGACAATTTTTAATTGGAAATATGATGCTGAAGAAAATGAATTAGTAAATTTATACGAAAAGAGTAAAAAATTTTCATGGAACCCAACAACCGATATCGACTGGAGTGTCGATGTCGATATGGAAAAAATAATTCATAATAGGCAAGCAAGAAATCAAAACCAAAAAATCATCATGCAAACACCTAAAAATATTTCAGACGAACTTTATAACAAAATAGTAGTCGAAAGAAATGCGTATACAATCTCCCAATTTTTCCACGGAGAGCAGGGTGGAATTCTTGGATGTTCTAAACTGGTTCAAGTTTGTCCCGACATGGCAGCAAAATATTTTTCAGCAACACAAGCATTGGATGAAATAAAGCACGCAGAAACCTACAAACGATATCTAACAGAAAAATTAGAAAATAATTATCCGATACGTCATGTATTAAAAGAACTTTTCGATGAGATTTTGTCCACATCTGATTGGGACATTTCAGTGATCGGGATGCAAATTATGATTGAAGGTGTTGCTCTTGGATCATTTCCTCTTATGAAGGCATCAAATTTCGATGAACCATTAATTCAAGAAATTACTAGTAAAATTATGTTAGATGAATCCCGGCATGTTGCATTTGGTGTAAAAATGCTAGAGAGTGTTTATAAGGATGGCTTAACAGAAAATGAATTAAAGGTCCGCGAAGAATTTATAATCGAATCTAGTTTGATATTAAATAAAGGAATGTCTGCGGCTGAACCAATCATAGAAAGACTTGGTTTAGAAAATAATCAGAACATACGAAAATGGTTGAAAGATTCTCCATTTCTGAAAGCATCATCCCATGTCGCATTTTCAAAGATAGTTCCAAACGTAAAGAGAATCGGGCTTCTCACTGATAGGGTTAGAAATGTATTTGATGAAATTGGTGTTCTGGAATATGAAAATTTTACAGATTGCGTAGACGATCCATCACCAACTCCAACAAATGAGGCGGTCAGCCTTTTTATTAAATATATCAAAAATTTTAAATAAAGAATAATGAAAGATGTGGGGATTATATAATGGCATATGCTAGAGCGATATTTAATACAGAATCTTTAATCATATTAAATATGTTAGATTATGGAGAAACCTTAAATTATGATTGGAGTGTTGATGAAGACTTTTCCATTGTTATGATGGAAGGAAGTGTTACTCTTGGGGATGGAACACCTATATCTGGAGTGGTGGAATATCGTGTTCAGCCAAATACGCAATTGGTAGCGACAGCCACATCACCCGGAAGATCATGCTTCATCACTCTATTTAAAATATCGCGGGATTCTCTTGCGGACCAGATCGTTACAGAATCCAATAAAACACGAATGCACACATTCTCACCAGAGTGGTATGATGGAATTCCACCCACTGACCCAGTGACCACATGGGAAAATGAATTTGTATCAGGAAATTACACATACACAAAAGATATAATGAATATTCAAATCGCAAGTTCTGAATGGGACTAACAATCCCACTTTCGTAGAGCCAGAGCTTTACGAGTTGGTCTTCCCTTCTCGTCCTTCATTGGTCCCGGCATTCCACCCATACGAGCGCAGAATGATTTGCGTCTATTTGCTGCCTTGCCACCCTTGCCACTCTTCTTGGCTTGTGCAGCAGACACCGGAGCCTTTAGATCGCTGCCGGGATTTTCTCTTTCGTATGATTTTCTTCCAGCCGCATTCAAGCCGCCTTCTTGATTCTTCCCTGCTTTGCGTTGCCATGCAGCAGACTTCTCGTCAATGCGCTCTTCGGAGCAGGCTTCGCATCCACAATCGACTTCTTCTTCCTTCACACTTTTCCAGCCGCCACCCTTGCTCTTGTATTGCTTGGATGCCCATGCGTTAGCATACGCAGAGGGATACACATCAAACTTAGAACGTGCCTGTGAAAGAACAGATGACCATAGCTTGGGATTAGTGGGTTCATTCTTTTCCTGTAGTTCTACCGTTAGCTCGCGAAATGTCTTCATCTCTTGTATTCCCTTCTTCTTTGGGTCTTTATCTGTGACTCCGGTTTTAACATTAACCGGCTTTGCTCCTTTTCCACCGTCACCCTTATCGGGTTTCCCTGCGGAACTCTGAGCCTTTCTCTTTCGTTTTACAAAAGATGAAACACCTTTCTTTCCTAGCTTCTGTGCCTTTTGCTTGGATAGACACGCAGCATATGGTTCACCGTCTTTAGAGTCTCCACACTTTCCAGATTTCTTTCCTGTGCTATCATAGCGATCCCATCCGGGTTCTCCACCAGCAGATTGATTATGAAACCACTTCCCTAGACCAGAATCTTTATACACTTCATTGAAAGTTTTCATTATACTGCTTTCAGGGAGAATGCCCGGTTAATTGTATTCAAACTTTTTTTGACTTTTCGTGCAGTTGAGGGATTTCCGAGGTTCTTTGCAGATTTTTGGATTAAGTCAACAGCATCTTTAAGTCTTTCCCCGCCACCAACAGCCTTCTCTCTAATCTTTTCTGCAATATCAAAACCTGCAATCGCATCAATCATATGAATCGGCGTACTGATTAAATGCAGTGTCAATACATCTGCGCGAATAATAAAGTCAATGATCTCGGCTTTTGCATTGGAGTTTTTGAGGGTTTTTTTGAGTTTTTCTTCGGCACCTTCACGACCAGCGGCAGCTTGAATTGCATATAGAATAGATTTTGATCCAGTTTGTCCAATCGAACGCAAGAGCCCAAAAAGATTCTTTTTATCTCCCGAAGATCCACCAATTTTATTTGAAATTTGTGAAAAAAGAGATTTTATTGTGTCTCCACGAGCTTCGGTCAAAATAGAATCGTCAGATTCAATAATTGATATAAATTCCAGAACCACAATAACATCTTCTATGGTGTCATACTGATTCGGATGAATTATTTCATCAATCTTAGAATGTAAACTAGTATACATTTATATAAACCCCCTGATATATTATTTATCAGCTACAATATTTAGAAGATGATGAAATTTGAGTATTCCTAAATAATAACATGAACCATCAAGGAGCAAATACAGATGAAGTTCTCGCAAGGTAGTGTTAGCGCATTTTATGGGGCTGATTTAGAAACCAGAGATTCTATAAAAATTGATGTTCTAACGGAACGCTATGTTGATCTTTTAGACGAAAAGGATACTCTAGAAAATCTACTAAATATACCAGAGAATAACTGTTATGATATTATGTTTGATTTGAACAGCCAGCTATTCAGTATAGTTGAAGATATTGCGCCAGAGATTTTTGCAGAGGTAGAGAACCTTCGCGAAGAGGAGAATGGAACAAAAAGTATAGCGGATCGAATGCGTGAACGGGAAATGAAAGTAAGACAACTTGCAAATTATCGAGAGAAGCTGAGTAAAGCAAGGGATCATATAGAAACCGCACGTCAAAAAATTAGGGATACAAAAGATCCTATGGCGAAAGCCAAACAAACGGAAACCCTTAGAAAAGCCCAAAGGAATCTTTCTCATGTAATGGAGAAGGGTAGGGATTTAAATAAATAAAAGAGGTAAAAAGTCATGGCAGACGTAGAGGCAACATATCCTCCCACAATTACAAATACAGATACATTCGATCAAAAAGGTTCTGGTGAATTAGATTCTCCTGCGTATCGTGCATTCCAAATTACACCAAATAATGATTCTAATCTAAGTGTTACAACACGAGGATTATATATTGGTGGAGACGGAAACGTTTTTTGTAGAATGGCTGGAGGAAACGCAACTCACACTGAAGCGAATGTGTTCTTTCACACAGTAAAGGCAGGAACAATTCTCCCAATTCGTACCGATGGCGTATATGTATACAATGAGGCGGAAGCAGATACTTCCCAAAATACTACTGCAACTTTCTTGGTCGGAATGTATTAAACGATATTGGAATTAAAATGAAGACATATCAAGAATTGTCAGACAGCATAAATGAAAGAAATTACAAGAAAGAGTATGATAATTATCATTCTGATCCGAAGCAGATTGCGCGAAGGTCTGCCAGAAATTCAGCGCGAAGAATAATTCTTAAAACTGCCGCAAGAAAAGATACAAATGGGAAAGATGTTCATCACAAAGATCATAATCCCATGAATAAAGATAAAACAAATCTTTCTATTGTGACTAAATCATATAATCGTAAAGAGCCTAGATTGCGAGAACAAAAACTGGAGGATTCATAATATGTCAGGAAAGAAAATTATACAAGAAATTTATGGAGAGGATGATGGAGTTGGCGAAGAAATTAACGAGACAATTAAGCGTTTGCGAGAGAAGTATGGGGATGACTGGATGGATCATCTTGACGAAGTAGAGGGTGCTTAAATGGCATCTTTAGAAGATACTTTCAGAATGATGAATGGCGAGGAGCCTATTAACACAAATAGACTGACCGCCGAAGATAAAAATTTTAATGAGAATCGAAATCAATACAGAGATGTTAATGGTCAGGTCAGTGGAAAGATTACAAAAGATTTCATGCAAACCGTTACTAGAACTCTTATTGAAAATCGAGGTGGCACCTGTCCTCAGTCTAAATCACTTTCCGAAAAACACGCAGATCTTGTAGAAAATGCAAAGGTCATTACTGCACTATTGAGTTCTATTAAAGATGATCGGTTGGATGAACGAGTTCTATTGAATGTATCAAAGGATATCAGAAATCTGACCGAGCATCTTTCTATTTACCCTGAGTTTCAAAATATTATTGAGCGAAGAATAAAGTAAGGGAAAACCCTTAGTTCATTATATAAATATGGTTTAATTGTCGTATACATATAAAGGATAAAGGGATGTCGAGCCCAGAGCAGAAATCTATATCTGTTACAGATCGAGAATTTGGTGCTTTAGAACAAGAGCTGAAAGATTTGAAACACAAATTGCGTAATTTGCAAACCATTATATCTCTCTCTGGAATTGGTACAATGACGAAAGATGATATTGAGGAATTTAAAAGATCTTTATCGTCAAGTGTACACCACTCCAAAGATCACTCGGAATCTATTGAAGAATTGGAAAACCGGGTGTTTGATCTTACGGATGAACTCACTAAAATTAAAATAAAAATATATACAGCATTCTCAGTAATTGCCGTTTTATTTTCTGCGGTGATTTGGTTAGTGGATTTAGCATTCAAGTTTATAGATAAAGCGTAAACTTAACCAGAAGTTCATAGAGTTTTTTTATAAAATCTTCTACATACACTTGTAGTTATCGAATGATGCTACGAGTGTTAGGCGTGATAGTACGCGAAAGTTGAATGTGGGAGAATGCACAATGCGGAGATGCAGAAGGAGACGTTATCGGAGTTTACCGAAACGTACTTTAAGTGGTTATTCGATTAGGATTGGGATGAGCAAAATCTTTTTCTAAAGAAATCGTCCTTCGGACGATTGTTGATCCGTTGGATCAACGTTTTTATTTATTTGATCATGTTGTTTTCTTGAACCATATGAGTTTCAAGGATTTTCTTTAGAAACTCTATAATATATATAATAGTTTTTTGGCAACATTTAAAAGTATTTAGGCCACTTGACAAAGAAAACTGGTGCTTACATTTAGGGTCATGGGGGAAACGCTCCCCGTGACCCTTTTTTGCGTCTTTTATCCCCCGAGGGAAGCTCTGAGACTCAACACAGAGCCCCTAGAAAAGAAAGTCTAATTCCTCAATAAAATCAACCACTTACAAACCAACTATTTTCCCCCGTGGGGGATAAACCTATTGCCCTAGAGGGTATGCTGCGGTATAATTTGTTTGTTGATTGAGGAGAAAAATCACCATGTACGTCATTTCCCGCTTTACCACCCTTGCCGATATCTTGCTTGCTATTGGCGATGATTCTCTAGCAGGCGCGGAGCGTATTCTTGCGCTTCCCCTTCACCATCGTCCTGCTGCGATCAAGCGAGCCATCGCGACTAACATCCGACGCGCTGCTGCTGTCGATGCTTCCAAGGTTCGGACTGCGCGGGTCGAATTCAAGTCCCTTGTTTTTCCCAAAGCAGCGAAGCGAGTCACTCGCGCTTCTGCCGATTACACTCTTCGGTTGTCTTCTGGTTCTTCTGATTCCAAGTCGATGCGAGCTTTCCTAGCCAACGGGGGTTCTATTGAAGTTCTTCCGACTAGAACTTCTGCGGGATTCAAGCGATCCAGTAAGGTTCGTGTCTCTGGTGGTTCTGGTGTCAACTCTCTAGACAAGTCGCGACGAGCGCATGATAACATGGTTCGCGCCTCGCGGTCGCTTCGTTAGTTCCTAGCCTCTCTGGTTTTTCTTTTCTTTTCGTTTCTTTCATTAAAGGTTTTACTCGTGAATTTCAACTCTGACGCGCTACTCACTTCGGATGAACGTACTGCTTATTACCGCAATCCAGTTAACATCGACGCTCTCAATCAGCTTGCGCGGTTGTTTGCCACCGAGGATTTGAATGTTATTCATGATCCTTCTGCTCATACTGCGATGTTCAACACAAAAACTCGGACGCTGACTCTTCCGGCTTTTAAAGATATGCCGAAGGTTTGCTATCTTCTCTTCGCGGGTCATGAGATTGGTCACGCGCTATACACTCCAGTTGATGCGTTTGGTAGTGCATTGATTCCTGCTGAGTATATCGAGAGCAATGGGTATCGTTCGATTCTCAATGTGACTGAGGACGTTCGGATTGAGAAGCGTGTTAAGCGCAAGTATCCCGGTCTTCGATCTGACTTCAGCGAAGGTTACAAGCGATTGATTGATGCGGGCTTCTTCGGCGACTCGCTTGCCGACGTTGCTGCTAATGGCAACGTTGCTGATCGTCTCAACATTCGTTTCAAGTGTGGTTCGGATCTTGCTTCTATGATTCCGTTCCATAATGACGATGAGCTTAGCTTCCTTGATCGAGGCTATGCTCTTGAGTCGTTCGATGAAGCGGTTGCTCTTGCCAATGATATTTACGAATATATGTTGGACAATCAGGACGAGGATGATCAGGATACCCAAGGTGCACCTTGCGAAGATGGTGAGCCTGATGAAGATGGTGAGCCTGATGATTCTGATTCTGGTTCTAGTGATGGCGACTCTTCTGATGAAGGTGATTCTGATTCTCCTGATGATAACAAGTCTTCTGATGATAATAAATCGTCTGATGATTCGGATGACGAGGGTGATTTTTCTTCTGACACAATCACGCCTAACGGTGATGATGAGGGTGATGATGAGGGTGATGCTGATTCGGCAAGTTCTGGTTCCGATGCTGATGAGGATGACGATGAGGGTGATGATTCTTCCGACTCCGATTCAGACGATGATGGCGACGAGGACAGCGGCGGCGATGTGACTACGGGTGATGCTGGCAAGGGTGATGCTTTCAATCCTGACTATGAACCGGCGTCCAAGACCGACGAGGCTAGTCGCGAGAATGCAGAGTCGCTTTCTGATAAACTTGGTGCCTCTACTACACGATGTGCTATTCCGTTTGATCGAGTTGATTATACTAAGCATGTTCATGATACGAAGCGCATTCTTGAGGAGTTTGTCGCAAAGCAGGAATACCACTTGGGTAATAATGGCGAAAATAATGTCGCTGCTTTTCAGGCTGAGCTTTCGGCTGAGTGTGCGAAGTATGTTTCTTCTGTCAAGCCTGTCGTCTCTTTGATGGCGAAAGAGTTTGATATGAAGAAAGCTGCTGACCAGCATCGTCGCTCTTCGACTTCTCGGACGGGTGTTATCAACGTTGGCAAACTTCATGCTTACAAGTATGAGGAGGATCTTTTCCTTCGCAAGTCAATCATGCCTGATGCTAAGAATCATGGCATGATTATGATGCTGGATCTTTCGGGTTCCATGCAGCCTAACATGGCTGGTACTCTGGAGCAGTTGATCAATCTGGTTCTGTTCTGCAAGCGTGTTCAGATTCCATTCAGGGTGTATGGTTTCAATGATTCGTTTATGCGTCAATGGGGGGGGTCTGCGGATAATGCATTTCCGAATTACTTGCCTGATGATGTGATGCTTGATAATGAGGTTTATCTTCGGGAGTTCATCTCTTCTGACTTGAAGGCTGGTATGTTTAAGAAGGCTCTTGAATATATCTTCTTCATGAAGGAATTTTGGTCAAACTATACTAGCCGAAACGATTGCAATTGGACTAATAAGTATTACATGAGAATGGTAGACTCTGATCAATTGGGGTCTACTCCGCTAAACGATGCTTTGATTTTGGCTTCTGGTCTAATCAATGATTTTCGTGATAAGACTGGTGTTCAGATTTGCAACCTTGTTATTCTGAGCGACGGAGATTCTAACCCTCTGTACTATCGTGCTGCCTTTAGTGAAGATGGTGGTCTGGTTCCAGCTTCTCTTGGTTCTTATGGTGCTGAATTTCAGTATCTTTATGATGAACTGACACGCAAAACGATGAAACTTTCGGGTCGTCGTTATGGTCGCTCTGATCAGACTGCGTTCATTCTTGATGGTATGAAGGCACGCACCGATGTTCGTATCGTTGGGTTCTATGTCCTTCCTTCAAATGGTCGCAATGCCAAGAACGAATTGAGGAGGATCGTTAATGATCATGAAGTGGCTGATGAATCCTATGCTGTCTTGAAACGGGATGGCGCAGTCGTGACTGGTTGTGATGGTTACGATGTTAGGTTCGCTATTCAGGGTGGTTCTTCTCTGAATACTGATGACAGCAATCCTCTCGATTCGGTTGCTCATGGTGCGAAGGTTGGGCAGATTCGCTCGGCATTCAAAAAGGGTTCCAAGGGCAAGATCAAGTCCCGAGTCCTGCTCAAGAAGTTTATTGAGACTATCTCTTAGTAAACTTTGTTTCACTTAATGTTAGTTTGTATTTCAATAAAAAAAGGTAATGTATAATATGTCTAATCGTCAAGGTCGTGCTACTATCGCTGATAAGAATGCTTTCATCGCTGTTGCGACGAAAGAGTTTGGATCGACGATCACACGAGCGCAAGTTATGTCGCTCTGCGAGGATAACGATCTTCCTATTCCGACTTGGTTGATGGGTGGCAAGTTTGCTGCTGGTCGCGGACTTTATTCGGTCCCGGCTCAATTTGAGGGTGGTTCTTCTGCTCCTGCTGTTAAGCGGGTAGCCAAGAAGAAGGTATCCAAGAAAGTAGTTGCTACTCCGGTTGCTGATGCAGATGATTCTGCTGACGGTACTTCTTCGGTTCGGTCCCAGTTGCTTGATGGTCTGGTTCCGGCGAAGTCGAAGAACTTCGTTCCCTTTGGTTCTTTCGCTGATTGGCATACGATCATTTCTTCGGAAATGTTCTACCCGATGTTCATCACTGGTCTTTCCGGTAACGGTAAGACGTTCGGTGTTGAGCAGGCATGTGCCAAGGCTGGTCGTGAATGCATTCGCGTCAACCTTACCATCGAAACCGATGAGGATGATTTGATCGGTGGCTTCCGATTGATTGACGGACAGACCGTTTATCAGAAGGGTCCGGTGACGGAAGCAATGGAGCGTGGTGCTGTTTTGCTTCTCGACGAAATTGATCTTGCTTCTAATAAGATCATGTGTCTCCAGCCGGTGCTTGAAGGCAAGCCTCTCTTTCTCAAGAAGATTGGTGAAGTGGTTGAGCCTGCTCCGGGTTTCAACATTGTTGCTACTGCAAACACTAAGGGTAAGGGTGATGAGGCTGGTCGCTTCATCGGAACTAACGTACTGAACGAAGCGTTCCTTGAGCGGTTCCCGATTACGTTTGAACAATCCTATCCTTCGATGACTGTTGAGAAGAAGATCGTTGCGAAGGAACTCAAGATTCTCGGTGTCGAGGATAATGAGTTTGCTGGTCTGCTTGTTAGTTGGGCAGACACCATTCGTAAGACGTTCTTCGATGGTGGGGTTGACGAGATCATTGCGACTCGTCGATTGATTCACATTGCCAAGGCGTTCTCGATCTTCGGTGATCGTCTCAAGGCAGTCGAGCTTTGTGTTGCTCGGTTCGATGAGGAAACGAAGGAATCGTTTGTTGATCTTTATAAGAAGATTGATGCCGATGCTAACGCTCCGACTGAAGTGGTTGCTGATTCTGATGCTCCTGCTGAATCGACTGCGAGTGTTGACATTGCTCCCTTCTAGTTCATCGGTTCTGCCGCTACTATCACGCATAACATCTTTGGAGATTTGATTATATGTCTGCTGCTTCTGCTTTTATTGAAACGGATTATGATGGAATTTCCGTCACTCGTCCTTTTTACACCAATCTCGGTGACACACCTAGAAAATCGATTCCAATGTACGAGACTGGTGATCGCCGGAACATGTTTTTGAAATTTCTTTCGGTGAACTCTACGAGACAGGGATACAGCGTATTTAAGTTTGTTGATGAGGGCAACAATCTTTTCATTAGTTTCTCTGATGACATTAAACACGGGGATGATCCCCTTGAAGTTGATTGTTGTTATATCGTAAAGGCTACGATTAAACGACACTCTCACAATGATTACGAAAACCATGACGAGAATCATATTAATAGACTTCGGGTTCTCAACAAGATCGGTATTAAGAAGGAGAATGAGTAAAATGAATGTCCCCAATATTCGATATATAGTAGAGAATTCAATCAATAGGATTGAATCAGAACTATCCATTTTCAGGGATGAGATTGTAGACCCTGAATCGGATTCTGTTTTACATACTGCACACATTATCGTTGCCTCTCTGCTAGAAGATATGAATCGAGAGCTTGAGGATATCGGAGGATACCCAGAATGAAGACTGCTATTATTGAAGAACTTCTAGATCCAGTGCTTGTGGTTCTTGAAAATCTTTCTGATCCAGATGATATTTCTCACTTGAAGTTAGCACTTAATAGAGTTCGATTGGATATGAGTGAATTTTTCGGTGAAGTTTTCGATCATGAAGATCCTTATGATGATGATGATGAAAGTTGGATGAAGGGTCCGTCATGAATGAATGTTGGTGTGGAGATTGTGATGAATGGCAAGACACACGAGATGTAGAATTTGTTGATGTTCAAGAAAATGCACATGGTGAAGATAGCTTTAGTTTTGTTTGTCCATTATGTGATTCGGATCAAACCTCTTTAGTGAGGAAGATCTACTAATACGCACCCGTAGCTCAGATGGATAGAGCAACTGCCTTCTAAGCAGTAGGTCATAGGTTCAAGTCCTATCGGGTGTGCCATGTGGACCCCTAGCTCAATTGGTAGAGCAAAAGGCTTTTAACCTTTAGGTTCTGAGTTCGAGTCTCAGGGGGTTCACCATTTTTTAATTTAATATGGAGATGATTGATGAAAACTGGAATAATTGCTTCGTGTTGGGACTTACTTCATCCGGGTCATGTGTGTGCTTTGAGATATGCGAGCGAGCGGTGTGATCATTTGATCGCTGCCTTTCACACATTTCCAGCACATAAGAACGTGGTCGTACAATTGGTTTCCGAAAGATTTTTACAATTGCAAGCCTGCAAGTATGTAGATGAAATTGTAGTATATCAACATGAGCATGAACTTGAAACATTGTTAATAGCTCTAGCGCCGAGTGTTCGTTTCTTAGGCGAAGACTATAAAGATCGAAATGATTTTACGGGTAGCGATTTGGATATTGATATTGAAATTATTCCAAGGGGTCATGGGTGGAGTAGTTCTGAATTGAAACATCGAATATCTAAGTTCAATAGCTAACATGATTATCGGAGGGATACCGAAGCGGTTAAACGGGGCAGACTGTAAATCTGCTGGCATAATGCCTACGGAGGTTCAAATCCTCCTCCCTCCACCATTTTTAATGCCTTCTTAGCTCAGTGGTAGAGCAGCTCACTTGTAATGAGCAGGTCATCCGTTCAAGTCGGATAGAAGGCTCCATTTTTTAATTTGATAAGGATAATGATTATGAGAAAAAAGCTGGTAGCGAAGAAGAATGCTAATTATAACAGAGGTCAATCAGCAGAACGGATTTCTTGGCGAGACGATACTTGGAATAATCTTTTGCCCGAGGATCTCATATATCTAAATCGTCAAGAGCGTAGATATGTGGTGGCGAAAAAACGGAAGGAAGATCGAAAGAATAAATGAATATGTTATGTCGGATTGGCGGAATTGGTATACGCAGGAGACTTAAAATCTCCCGACCTAATGGTCTTGCGGGTTCGAGTCCCGCATCCGACACCACGGGGCATAGCTCAGTCTGGTAGAGTGTCTGCTTTGGGAGCAGAAAGCCGCAGGTTCGAGTCCTGCTGCCCCGACCATTTTTTAAAAGGACATTAATGTCACTAAGCAAAGAAAATAAAAAAGCCAGAAGATATATTCGTTCTCTGGTTGAGCAGGCAGATTGGATGGGGCATGTTGCCTGTTATCCAATTAAGGTCGTGTTCCTTCCCGAAGAAAAAATGGAAGACTGTTATGCGACTACTGAATTAAAAGGCAAGGGAAACAAAAAATATATTGAGATTGCTTTTGATCAAGAATATTTAAATTCGTCTCATGGTCGAGATTTGTGTCGAGTCAATATGATTCACGAACTCGCTCATGCATTTACATGGGTGGGTGATTCAATAGTCGAGGAAGGTAGAACTTGTAAGTATGGTGTACATGGTCCTGACTTTGGAATTGTATATGCCCAACTTTGGACTGATTTGATAGAAGGTCGCGACGATTGATGAAAACACGATCTCCTAAATAGTTTTGTGAGGCTGGAGGAGGTTTTGTTTGGGACGCAAAAACAGAAGACTCAAAGTTAAGGAAGCTGAACATCTGCAACTAGTAGAGGAGAATGCCCACTTGAAAAAGCGTCGTGTTATGGAAGTAACTATAACACCTCGTAATCTTAAACAGAGATATTTGCTAAGTCTTTTGGAGAATCCAAATAAACACATCAATTTTGCAATAGGACCAGCGGGTACGGGAAAGACCCTGATCAGCACGCTCTATGCAATTAAAAAATTTCAAGAAGGTGAAATTAAAAAAATAGTTATCACAAGACCGGCAGTGAGTGTTGATGAACAACATGGATTCTTGCCGGGAACATTGGTAGAAAAGATGGGTCCGTGGACACGACCAATGTTCGATATATTTGAGGAGTATTATGCTCCATATCAAATAGAAAAAATGATTAAAGATAACGTAATAGAAATCGCTCCGCTCGCATATATGCGTGGACGAACTTTCAAAAATGCTTTGATCATTGCCGACGAAATGCAGAATGCAACTGACAGTCAAATGAAAATGCTCTTGACAAGAGTCGGCGACTGTAGTAAACTTGTGGTCACAGGAGATTTGGAACAGCACGATAGAGGATATCAGGATAACGGATTGAAAATGTTTACTGATAGGCTTACTCAATATCATAGTGACATGATTGGAGTTGTTGAATTTTCTTCAGATGAAGTTGAGCGACACCCTGTTGTTTCGGAGGTCTTAAATATTTACGCTAATTACTAATGAATAACCCGTTAGAACGGGAGGAATTTTATTATGATTATTATTGAATGGTTGGTTAAGTTTTTAACAGACTCTCCAGCCCCACTCGTTCTAACGGGTCTTTTGTATGCTGGGCAGATGATTGCCTATTTACGACAGAATGAAGTGGGGATGGCAATCACCTTTGGTGCATATGCAATTGCCAATATTGGATTTGTTATTGACTTTGCAAAGAGGTTTAATTAAAATGAATTGTGATATGTGCGGAGAGATTGTGAGTCATAAAGAAGATGCTACCATTTTGGAGTCTCTTGTATACAAAAGACCATCAACCATTTTTCTCGCATCAGCGCGGCACATTCGATGCAGTCCATCACGCGCACAATATATTGTGCATGAAAAGTTTGATTCTATTATTGATCACCGGGAGGCGTATGATAAGAGATGCCTTCCTGCTCCCATGAGAGAAGCCGGAGAAACTCTTTGGACGGCAGCGTGGGAGAAGTTGCAAGAAGATTGTGAAGATTATGGAGAATGATTTTGGGAATTGATATTTTGAAGTTTTATCGTATGAATGATTATGTAACTCTCCCGAAAATGGCAACCCCCGATTCAGCATGTTTTGATTTTCATGCTAACTTTCGAGGTGTTGCGATGGTGAGTTGTCGAAGTGAACAGAATGAACCCTATGAAGTAGATCCTATGCTGTCTTCTACTGATACCAATAATAGCTTCATTCTCAGACCAAATCACAGAGCATTAATTCCGACAGGATTGATTGCCGATATTCCAAGTGGGTATTCCATTAGAATTCATCCACGTTCGGGTCTTTCGTTTAAGAGTGGTGTTGCGTTGGGTAATCAAGAGGGTATTGTGGATGCGGACTACAAAGAACAAATTTTTATTTCTATGATTAATTTTTCTTTGGTTCCCAAACGGATTATACATAATGATAGGATTGCTCAAGGGGAGCTTGTTACGTTATCTAATTATTGGATTCGTGAAATTGATGAAGCTCCTTCCAGAACCACCGATAGGGTAGGTGGGTTTGGTTCAACTGGACAATAAAATAATGACTATTTTTTGGAGGTATTGATGTGAAGTTAGAAGTGACTATGGAGGAGATGCGAAAGAAGAAAATTTTTATCGGCACTCCGATGTATGGTGGGCAGTGTCATGGTATGTATGCAAAGTCTTGTAATGACCTTTCTGCGATGTGTGCCAACATGGGAATCGAGCTTCGATTCTTTTATTTGTTTAATGAGAGTTTGATTACACGGGCACGGAATTATATTTGTGACGAGTTTATTAGATCAGGATTTTCTCATCTGGTTTTTTTGGATAGTGATATTGGTTTTAACCCGCACGATGTTTTGGCGATGGTAGCACTTGCAGACGAGGATTCCGATAAGGATATTGTCTGTGGTCCGTATCCCAAGAAGTGTATTGCATGGGAACGCATTGCGGCTGCTGTTGAATATGGTATTCCGCCAGATGGCAATCCTGCTTCACTTGAGCAGTATGTTGGAGACTTTGTATTCAACCCTGTTGGTGGCGCACAAAAGATGGCAATTGGCGAACCTGTAGAGGTGCTTGAAGGTGGCACTGGGTTTATGTGTATTCAACGACATGTGTTTGAAAAGTATGCCGAAGAGTATAAAGAAATTGCTAGTTATCTTCCTGATCACAATCGTTCGGAACACTTCGATGGGTCGCGTGAGATCACAGCATTCTTCGATACAATCATTGATCCTCAGTCTAAGCGTTATCTTTCAGAGGACTACATGTTCTGTCAGTGGTCGCGAAAGATTGGCTTCAAGGTTTGGATGTGTCCGTGGATGCAACTACAGCATATCGGTTCTTATGTCTTTGCGGGAAACCTTCCTGCAATCGCACAACTTCCTAACGCATCGCATGGTGGTGTCGTAGATAAGCCTGTTGCGAAGATGGCTGGATCTGGTAAACCGTTTGAAATTAAGGCTCCCCAGATTGAACCTCCACAGCCCGCAATCCCATTTCCAAAGGTGAGTGAAGAGCAACTCGCGACCCGTGCAGAACGTCGTCGCAAGGAAGCCGAAGAGCGTCGTAAAAAAAGAAAGGCGAAGAAAAAGAGTAATTCATAATGTGGAAATATAGTGAACTGGATAATCTGGATGAAGTGAAGGATTATATTGCGAAGACATATTCTTCACACTATGTTGGAAAAGACGAGGATGGAATTCAGATTCAGGATTTGTTGGATTCAATTGGTGTGGCAGAAAAGTTTTGCCAAGGAAATGCGATGAAATACATTGCACGATATGGTAGAAAAAATGGGAAGAACAAAATGGATTTGCTCAAGGCAATCCATTACACGCTTTTGATGATGCATTTTAGTGAAAAAAATAATGGAGAATTTGATAATGAAGATTAGTGAAGACACTCTTTCTATTCTTAGTAATTTTGCTTCCATCCAAAACTCGATTGTTGTGGATAGTGGTTCTGGCTTGAAGACTATTTCTGAAGACCAAACCATCATGGCTCATGCGGTGGTGGATGAAACCTTTCCTAAGAAGTTTGGGCTTTATGACTTGACTGAGTTCTTGAGCGCAACATCTCTTCTAGAAGATAGTCCGGTTTTTGAGTTTGATGATAAGTTTATTTTCGTCGAGTCTTCTGATTCAAATCGAAAGATTCGTCTTGAATATTCTGATCCAATCCTTTTGCAAAGTTGCGTTCCCGGAGGAACAATTTCTCTTCCTGATGACCCAGACTTCAAGTTTATCTTGACGAATGATAACATCAAGACGATTAAGAAGTCTGCTGGTGTTCTCAATCTTCCACATGTTTGTTTTAATATGAAGAACGGTAGCATCGTTGCTTCGGTGGCAGACAAATCCAAAAAGACTCTCAATGGTTTCGATGTGAAAATTGCTGATGTTGAGATTGCTGGAGATTCTGATTTTTACACGACGCTGAATGTCGATACTGTAAAACTTTTTCCGGGTGATTATGTAGTAAGTCTTTATCGTACTGGAGTGTGTCACTTCTTTAATAAGAATCTTGATTTGGAATACTTCATCGCACCACAAATAAACTATTCTGTGGTGTCTGAATAAGGGAATGTATTATGAACGTTCGTGATGATTTTGTTTGGTGTCAGAAGTATCGACCCCAAACGATTGATGATTGCATCCTCCCTAAATCTTTGAAGGATACCTTTAAGGACTTTCTTTCCAATGGGGATATCCCAAACCTGCTGTTTTCGGGTTCCGCTGGAACGGGAAAGACTACTGTAGCAAGAGCGTTATGCCAAGAACTTGGTGTTGATTATATCATCATCAATGGGAGTGAAAGTGGAAACATTGACACTCTTCGCAATGACATTCGCAACTTCGCTTCTGGTGTTTCTTTTACCAACAGCGGAAAGCGAAAGATTGTCATTCTCGACGAGGCTGATTATCTAAACCCGTCTTCAACTCAACCTGCTCTCCGTGGGTTTATTGAAGAGTTTTCTCAGAACTGTGGATTTATTCTTACTTGCAATTTCAAGAATCGAATCATTGAACCGATTCATAGTCGGTGCAGTGTAATTGATTTTCGATTTGGTAAACAAGATAGTCCAAAACTGGCACTTCAATTCCTGAAGAGGACCATTGAGATTCTGGAAAAGGAGAATGTTAAGTATAGTGAGAAGGTTCTTGTTGAACTTATCATGAAGCATTTTCCTGACTTCAGAAGAATTCTGAATGAGCTTCAGCGGTATTCTGTTTCAGGTGAGATTGATGCTGGTATTCTTACAAACATTAGTGACAAGTCTATCAAGGATTTGATGCTACTTCTAAAGGAAAAGAATTGGAAGGATATGAGAAAGTGGGTTGTCCAAAATTTGGATTCTGATCCATCTCGTATTTTCCGTCTTATCTATGATGGATTGTTTGGTTCCGTGAAACCTCAAAGTGTTCCGAAGGCAGTTTTAACCTTGGCTGATTATCAGTATAAGGCTGCTTTTGTGGCTGATGCGGAATTGAATATGGTTGCTTGTTTAACTGAACTGATGGTAGAATTGGAGTATAAGTGATAATGGAAGAATATTATTCGATTGTGAAAAGACCTTCCGGTTTTTTTATTGTAGACTTTGAGCCTGTTGAGGAAGATCTGGAAACCGCTGTTAAAGTGTTCGGTCCTTTTTCTGAGGAAAAGGGTGCTGAGTTTTTTATAGACAAGTTCCTGTCTTCTGGTTATGGTGGAGAGGGTCTTTTATTTTTCAAGACAGATGATGACGAGGATGACGATTAATGGCTAAACTTGGGGATTTTCTAACTGCTATTAACCTTAGCAAGAAAAATTTGATGGAAGATGATCCATTAAGTGAAAATGAGTATCCTCCATTCGTGATAAATCGTTCATTGTCTTATTTTCAGGATACTGTTCTTTATGCAAACGAAATGAACCTTCGACCCCACATCGAAACCCGTCTTCAGAATGACTATTACCTAAATAGTGTTAGGAAAAAGAAACGGTTTTCGAGATGGTTGAAGCCTGATCAGGATGATGACATTGATGTTATCAAGGAGTATTATTCTTGTAGTGAAATGAAGGCACGCGAGGTACTTAGTATCTTGACTGACAATCAACTATCTCTTATTCACCAAAGGTTGCAGAGAGGTGGGATTAAGAATGGAAAGAGATCAAAAATGTGATTCGCAAAATGTTCCAGTTGATTTAGACACGTTAGTTGAAATTGAATTGAATGATGATGAGGATTTTTTGAAAATAAGAGAAACCCTTACTAGAATTGGGATTGCGAGCCGCAAGGACCAAACCCTATTTCAATCATGTCACATTCTACATAAACGTGGAAGATATTATATCGTTCACTTCAAAGAGCTTTTCGCTTTGGATGGCAAAGTTTCTAATTTTAGTGAAAATGATATTGGAAGAAGAAACACAATAGTGAATCTCTTGGCTGAGTGGGGGCTGTTGAGTTTGGTAACTCCACAAAAAAGTGCCGAACCAATAGTCCCTCTTGGACAGATTAAAATTATCGCACACAAAGACAAGAATAATTGGGACTTGGTTGCTAAGTACAATATAGGCAATAAAACAAAATAAGGAGTTCGTCTTGGAACTTTTAGAAGCTAGTCTTAATAGAATTTATCAAAAAACGAAGAACCATGCTGTTGGTGCGGTCACTGCTTTTCGGGGTGACAAAACCAAGGCAGAAAATAAGTCAAATAACAAAAAGGTTCTCGCGTATTTAATGAATGCTGGCTACTCGGTCATTAAGGTGAAGGGTAGTTATTGGGAAAACTTTCAAAAGCCAACCCAGAGAGAGGTAGGCGAAGAATCCTTTTTCGTCGCAAACTACAAGATCGACGGCGATGATGGTGGTCAGCTTGAACGTGATTTGATTAAGCTGGGTCGCCTTTATGATCAAGACAGTATATTGAGTGTTCCGTTTGAAAAGAAGGGATACCTTTACGGAACATCAAAACGAGACGACGCTTTTCCTGATTATAGTCAAAAGGTAGTTGTTGGTAAACCTGTCTTTGGTGATGCCAAGGGTGAATTCTTCTCTCGCGTAAAGGGGAGAAAGTTTGCTTTTGAATCATACGAAGAGGTTTCAAAGCCCATGACATATAACGGAAAGTGGGCTATTTCGCTTTACGCGAAAGAAATTCGAGAAGAGTTGAAAAAACTTGAAGATTAGGGTTGACAGATAAGGATTCCGTGCTTATCTTTAGGGTTGAACAAATGCCAAATTGGGTTTGTTTAATTTAAATATAACTTGCTTAATTAAGGAGAACATAGAATGACTAGACTAGTACCAACTAATATTTTTAACGAACTTAGGAACGATCCGTTTCTTGTAGGGTTTGATCAAATTTTTGATCGGATTGTTTCGACAGGCGCAGCGACAGCGCAATCTCCATCGTACCCGCCTTACAATATTGTAAGGAATGATAATTCCGATAGCTTTGCTATTGAGATTGCCCTTGCTGGATTTACAGAAAGCGAAATTAAGGTTGCGGTGAAGGAAGATGTTCTTACCGTCGAATCCGAGAAGGATCATAGTGCCGATTCTGCTGTGTATGTTCATCAAGGAATTGCAGCACGAAATTTCAAACGTGCGTGGACACTTAGTCCCACAGTTAAGGTTATTGGAGCCGAGTTTACGAATGGTCTTCTCGTAATTTCGTTGAAGAACGAGATCCCCGAAGAGGCAAAGCCCATCACGATTAAAATCAATAATGGGAACTGATGATGATTTTGTGGAAGGTCCACATGTATTGAACGGGTAGAACGTCCGTTCATTGGGGGGAGCTTTTGCTCCCCCCTTTTTTATGCTAGGAGATATTTTATGTTTATTTTTAATAAGCCCGTTAGGGAAGTTGATCGTGTTTTTATTCACTGCTCTGCGTCAAGTTTAAAAGCGCATGACGATGTTGGAGTGATTCGTGGCTGGCACCTCAATAATGGTTGGAGTGACATTGGTTATACCTATTACATCACTTTTGACGGAACGGTTCATCGAGGAAGGGATGTTGAAATTACTCCAGCAGCACAGAGAGGTCACAATACAGGAACGATTGCAATTTGTCTTTCGGGTCTTGCGGTAGACGACTTTACTCAAGAACAGTTTGAGTCGTTAAAAGATTTGTGTGAACAAATTGATGATAAAATTGCTGATGTAACTTTCCACGGTCATTGTGAAGTTTCTGATAAGGAATGCCCTGTCTTTGATTACAATGAAATTCTAAATCTAACTGATTTGGGGGTGATGCAGAGGACATCTTCTTTGTATGCTTATGCTGATGAAGTTGTTAAACTCAATGCTGGAATTGTTGAATCCAAAAAAGAATTTATTAAATTGTTTGAGGAATTGATGGGTATCGAAGAAGGTGTGAATGATTTAATTGTTCGCACTCGTAAATTGGGAGATGAAATCGAAAAATTATAGGATTATATTATGGCATTTTATACAAACGTAAGAGCTGTTGGAAATCATATTTTCCTTCGTGGCGTGGATGATCTAGGAGAACGATTCTCTAAGAAGGTTCGATACAGTCCAACACTATTTACTCCTTCAAAGGAAATTACGGAGTACACTACCATTGATGGTATACCCGTTTCACCTATAAACTTTGATACTATGGCTGAAGCTCGAAATTTTATTGAAGGATACAAAGACGTATCTAACTTTTCTTATTACGGCTATGATCGGTTTGATACTACTTTCGTTGGCGACACATATCCTGAAAAGATTGAATACGATTTCAAAAAGATTATGATTGCTAATATTGATATTGAGGTCGAGTCGGATGATGGGTTCCCTTTCCCAGAATCCGCAGCAAAACCTGTTATTTCAATTTCAGTTAAGTTCAATGATGCGTTTTATGTATTCGGATTTGGGGAACCTGAAGGGTGTCCAATCAAAGAAACTCTCTCGGCTAGAGACATTATCTATGTTTCCTGTCATGACGAGCGTGATCTTTTGGAAAGTTTCCTTCATACTTGGAATGAGTATTCTCCTGATATTATCACTGGGTGGAACGTAAATGGTTTTGATATTCCATATCTTTACAATCGTCTCACTCGGTTGTGGGATGAGAAGAAGGCGCGAATGCTTTCTCCTTGGAAATATTCTACCACCAGAACATTCAGGGGTGTTTATGGTAAAGACCAAACTAATATCTTCTTGACTGGGGTTTGTGTTCTTGATTACCTTGAGCTTTATAAAAAGTTTACATATGTTAATCGAGAGAGTTATCGTTTAGACTATATTGCGAACGTTGAGTTGGGAGAGAAAAAACTTTCTTATTCCGAGTTTGGCAGCTTGCATACATTATATAAGAAGGATTATCATAAGTTTATTGAATATAATGTGAAGGATGTTGAGCTTGTTGCTCGTTTAGAGGATAAGATGAAGCTGATTGAATTGGCAGTTGCTTTGTCCTATTCTGCAAAAGTCAATTATGATGATGTGTTCTCTCAAGTGAGAATGTGGGAGAATCTTTGTTATCATCATCTCAATAAAACCAAAAGGGTGTTCCCTTCGCGAAAAGATTCAACAAAGACTGTTCAGTTTGAGGGTGCCTATGTTAAGGAGCCTCAAGTTGGAGCCCATAACTGGGTGGTGTCTTTTGATCTAAATTCACTTTACCCTCATTTGATGATGCAATATAATCTTAGCCCAGAGAAATTGGTTCCAGAGGATATGGCAAATGATGATCTTGTCGCTTCATTGAAACGTGGTCCTTGGGACACCATTAGCAGTTATGATAAAATTATTGAAAAGGAGTTCGACACTTCACTTTTAAAGCGGGATGATCTTACGGTGACTCCAAACATTATGTTTTTTAAGCGAGACTCTCGTGGGTTTCTTCCTGAGATTCTAGAGGATCTATATAATAGTAGATCAACATCAAAGAGGAAGATGATCGAATGTCAGAAGTTGGCAGAAAATTCAACTGGAAAGGAAAAGCAATATTATCTGAATTTGATTTCTGAGCATAATAACGATCAGCTTGCCCGTAAGGTTCAGTTGAATAGTGCGTATGGTGCCTTGGGAAATCAATACTTTAGATTCTATGATCTTCGTATCGCGGAAGCTGTGACCAAAGCCGGTCAGCTTTCAATTCGTTGGATAGAGAGTAAAATTAATAAATATTTGAATACTCTCTTGGGGACGACCGATGAAGATTTTGTGGTGGCTTCTGATACCGACAGCATATATCTTACTCTTGATTCACTTGTTAGTTTGGCTTTTGGAGCTGGAGTTGGAGAAGTTAAAACAGAAAAGGTGGTGGATTTTCTTGACAAGGTTTGTTCGGAAAAGCTAGAGCCTTATATTGATGAGTGCTATGATGAGCTTGCCGATTATATGAATGCATATGATCAGAAGATGGTGATGAAACGAGAAGCCATTGCATCCAAGGGTTTGTGGACAGCCAAGAAACGATATGTTCTTAGTGTCTATAATAACGAGGGGGTAAGTTATAGTGAACCCAAATTAAAGGTTATGGGTCTTGAGGCAGTCAAGTCTTCTACTCCAGAAGTTTGTAGGCAGAAGATTAAGGATGCTTTGGATATCATCATGAACGGTAAAGAGGAGGATGCCCAAAGGTTTATTGAGTCATTCAAGTCTGAGTTTTATTCACTTCCAGTTGAGGACATTGCCTTTCCGCGTGGAGTGAATGGTATCAATAAGTATGAAGATAATGACGCATACATAAAGGGTACTCCGATTCATGTGAAGGGGTCTATTATTTACAATCGGCTAATTAAAAGTCATGATTTGAATTTGGCGTATCAGCTTATTGGAAATGGTGATAAAATTAAGTTTTTGTATCTGAAAAAACCCAATCCTTGCGGCGAGTCTGTGATTTCAATTCAGAATAATTTGCCCAACGAGTTTGGTTTGCAGCAATATGTCGATTATGATATACAATTTGTCAAGGCATTTCTTGACCCAGTTAAAGTGTTGTTGGATTGCATAGGATGGAAATCTGAAAAATCTAATACACTAGAGAGGTTTTTTAAATGAATATGGAAAATGTAAATGATGAAAATCAAGATGCTTTGGAGTTAACTAACAATGCGACAACAGATGTTCTCGGTGCTTTGTTTGGTGGAGATGGTGATGGATTGGACAAGGCTGGCGTATACATGTTGATGGATGATATTAAGAACGATTCGGTTCGACCAGTGATTGAGTGGATACTGAGAAATAACCTTTCCCCATCTCAGCCAGAAAATCTTACACTCATTGTAAATTCGGGTGGTGGTAGTGTCACAGATGCATTCGCGCTTATTGATACTATGCGAGGTTCTGGTATTCCTGTTCATACAATTGGTTTGGGTGAGGTGTCTAGTGCAGCTTTGATGATCTTTATGGCAGGAGCAACGGGTCATCGAACATTGACTCCAAACACTGCCATTCTATCTCATCAATACTCATGGGGTAAATGGGGTAAGGAGCATGAGCTTTTGACTGCAAAGAAAGCATTTGATCTGACTGCAAAAATGATTCTTACTCATTATAAGAAATGTACGGGAATGACCGAAAAGAAGATTAGGGAGGTATTGCTTCCAGCTCATGATGTTTGGCTTGGTGCTTCAGAAGCAAAGAAGTTTGGTATTTGTGATCAGGTTAAGGATCTTTACTGATGTACACAATTATTACGAAAGATAATTGTAAGTGGTGTGTTCTGGCAAAGAAGGAATTCAAAAAGAGGAATCTCTCATACAATGAGAGAAATATCCCAGAGGATCTTTCTAAAGAAGAATTTCAACATATAACTGAACAACATAATGCAAAGTTAACCGTCCCTAAAATTTTTAGGGACTCTGTTTTGATTGGTGGTTATGAAGATCTTATTGAACACTTTGAAAATGAACAAGGTGGTTTTGGAGAAGGTGGATTATGAGCGGAACATTTGATTTTCTTGGTGATTTGAGTAAGGTGAATCCCTTTGTTGATCAGTATGCAGATGTAACATCATATACTGATACGGGTTCTTATATTTTGAATGGTCTTATTTCGGGTTCGATTTACAAAGGTCTTCCGGGGAATAAGATTACTGCCCTTGCTGGTGAGTCTGCAACGGGCAAGACATTCTTTTTGATGGGAATGATTCGCCAATTTCTTAATGATCACAAAGACGGTGGAGTTATTTTCTTTGAAAGTGAATCTGCCATTACGCATGATATGTTTGATGAACGTGGCATTGATAGCCAGCGAGTAACAATGCTTCCGGTGTCTACTGTTGAAGAGTTTCGTACACAGGCAATGAATATTCTGAAGAGAGTTCAGGAGACACCCGAAAGTAGTCGTCACCCTCTTCTATTTTGCTTGGATAGTCTGGGTCAGTTGTCAACAAGCAAGGAAGTTGCTGATGTTGAGTCTGGTTCTGAAAAGAGAGACATGACTCGCGCTCCTATGATTAAGGGTGCGTTTCGTGTGTTGACGATTCAGTTAGGTAAGCTGGGAATCCCAATGGTTGTCACTAATCATACATACGACAGCATCGGGAGTCTGTATCCAACAAAGGAACTTGCTGGTGGTAGTGGCTTGAAGTATTCTGCTGATAATATTATATTTCTTACTAAGCGAAAGGAAAAGGTTGGGACAGATGTTGTTGGTAATGTTATTCATTGTAGAAACTACAAGTCTCGTTTAACGGTAGAGAACAAGATGGTTGATGTTCTTCTTCGTTATGATACAGGACTGGATAGGTATTATGGTTTAATTGAACTTGCTGTGGCTCATGAAATTTTCAAGAAGGTTTCTAATAAGATTGAGTTGCCGGATGGAAACAAACACTATGCAAGCCACATTATAAAAAACGCAGAGAAGATTTTTACAAAAGATATTTTAGATAAGATTGATAAGGCATGTGGGGTCGAGTTTAAATATGGAACCACGCAGGCTACAATGAGTGAAGATATTGAGGAGGTGAGTGATGTGGGAGACGAGTGAAAATAATATTAAGGACTACTATCGTTTAGTTTCCAATCCAGAAAATAATAGTGAGGGTGCGGTTGAATTGACAACGGGTCCATTTTCGGGATTGGTGTATAAGTATGGCGATTTTCGCTTTGGTAAGCCCAGTGAGCTTGATGAGAATTTGAAGGTGGAGTATCAGTTTGAGGTTCTTCATATCCCAGAGGAAATTCGAGATGTGGACTACCCCGAAGATATGAAGGATAGTTTTGATCAATTGCTCTTAAATGTTTTGGTAGATATGGTCCAAGACGAAGCGGATAAGGAAGTGAGAAATCGACATGGCAACACGGAAGACGGAATTGATAATACTGACGAGTCTCATGAAGGACCAGTCCTTCATGAAAAGCGCAGTTCCGTTTCTGAAGAGTGAGTATTTTCATGATAATGCGGATCGGATTATTTTCGATGCTATTGTTAAGTATGTCAACAAGTATAATACCAATCCTTCCGTAGAATCTTTGCGTGTAGAGATCGACGACGCCAATGTCGGAGGCGGAAACGGGCAAGATTATGAATCTGTTATTGAAACTATTGATGAGATTGAGAAGTCTGATCCTAATAACGAAGAGCAGTGGTTGATTGATACGACCGAAAAGTTTTGTCAAGACAAGGCAATCTATAATTCAATCATGGAGTCTATTCAGATTCTTGATGGAAATACTAAAAAGGACAAAGGTGCTATTCCAACTCTTTTGACAGAGGCTCTTTCCGTTTCGTTTGACTCTCATATTGGTCATGACTACATTGAGGATTCTGCTGAACGATTTGCCTTTTATAACAGAAAGGAAGAACACATTCCCTTTGATATTTCTCTTTTTAACGAGATTACTGAAGGCGGGTTGATTAAAAAGACGTTAAACGTTTTGATGGCATCTCCGGGTGCTGGTAAAACTTTGGCAATGTGTCATATGGCTGCAAGTGCAATGTCCAGTGGATACAATGTTTTGTACATTACTCTTGAAATGGCAGAAGAAAAAATCTCTGAAAGAATAGATGCGAACCTGATGAATGTTTCGATGTCAGACTTAAAGGGTCTTGCCAAATCAATTTATGACAACAAGATCAGTGATCTGCGACAAAAGACTACGGGCAAACTTATTGTAAAGGAATATCCAACAGTTCAAGCTGGAGCAGGTCATTTTCGGCATCTTGCAAAAGAACTTGCCATGAAGAAAAATTTTGTTCCTGATCTTGTTTTCATTGACTACATCAATCTTTGTCAGTCGATGGTTTACAGAGGAGCAAACGTAAATAGTTATGAGAAAATTAAAAGTATCGCAGAAGAGCTTCGTGGACTGGCTGTTGAACTCGCTGTTCCCATTGTTACTGCGACTCAGATTAATCGTTCTGGATCATCTAGTAGTGATGTTTCGATGGAAGATGTTGCAGAGAGTTTTGGACTTCCTGCGACGGCTGATCTTTTTCTGGCGTTGATTCGTACAGATGAATTGGATGAGATGAACCAGATTATGATTAAGCAATTAAAAAATCGGTATTCTGATATGACTTCTAAACGCAGGTTTGTGATTGGAGTTGATCGTAATAAAATGCGATTGTTTGATTGTGAAGATGATGCTCAGAGTGATCTTATGCAGGATAGCAGCTTGTCTTCTAATAAGAATAACTCAACTGCCCCCAAGGGTGTGAGCAAGTTTTCGGATTTCATTGTGGACTAAATACATATGTCAGTTGTGATAAACATAAAAAGGAGAATGAATTATGACTACGGAATTTATGGTTAGTATTGTGGATATTCTCGTTCATATTGTTGGAGTTGCTGCGGTTGTTGCGACGTTGACGCCGAACGAGAGTGATAACAAAGCGGTTGATTTTATTTTAAATCTGATCAACATGCTTGGTGGCAATTTAGGTCGGGCGTCGAACGACCCTGATGCCTAATTGTTTGGGAAGTGTTTACATTAACCCAGAGTTTAGGTTATATGACCCAAATTCTGGGTTTTTGTATTTTGTTATGGAAAAAGAAAAGATACTGGAGACGCTTGCAGATCAGGATGGCGCAGGAAACCCTTGCCTCTTATAAATAATATTGTATTGTTTTAAGGGGATTATCTGTGGAAATTACTCAATCAACTCAACCACTATCTGGTACTACTGGATTAAAGATCGAAAAATATGCACCATCTGTTGCAGATATGTTTGCTGCTGGAAAATTTAAGGTTAGTTCCACGAAGATGGTTGGATCAAAAGACAAAAAAGCATTAGATAAGTTTTTGAAATTAGTAAATTCTGGACAAAATAGAGAAGCCGTGAATTTGACCTTTTTGGGTGATGATGGAAAGGTATATACATTCGGTCAAATACGCAAACCAAAAGTTACTGCAAATATGGGGGACACTGCCGAGGGTGTGTTTGCTGCTGCGATTTTTTGTCGATTCACAAATAGAAATACAGATGTTAAGGTGACTGATGTATTTAAAGTTTTGAATGGTATAAGAAAAACCGAAACAGTAAAAGGTGGTGCCAAAGTTGAGAAAAATGTAAAAGCCGATAATGAAGGTATTTCATTAAAGGATGATGTAAAGTTATACATATCTTTGGCAAAGGCTAATTTAAATTTTTTGATTGATAAAAAAAGCAAAGCAGCACTAAATGGTTATGCACAATCTTCGGTAGCATATGCAAATAATATAAATGTAAAAAAATGGGCAAAGATCATATATGAAAATAGAAGATATGACCAAATAGAAATAATATCAGATGGTGTTGGTAGTTTGCCCGGAATGGGACAGACCACCACCAAGGTTGATACTTTTGTTACTATTACAGATGATAAAGGTAAACCGCAGGACGTTGATATTAAGGTGTCCTTAAAGGTTGATGACGTTAAACAGTTTGGTCAAAAGGGTGGTGTTAATTTTGACCGCCAAAAAAATGCACAAGGCAAAATGGTTGATGGTTATGTAGAACTTTTTGATAAGTTGTTTGGTATTAATATTAAATCAAAGAAGAATGTGTATAATAGAAAGCTGCATAAAGAAAAAGACACTTCTGGTGCAATTAATTACATATATGATCACGTTGCGAGTGAGTTAACAAGTCGAATGAGAACTAAACGACAAAGAGCTGATGTGTTTAAGAATCTGGGAGACGCCATAGATGATTTTGCTACTCTCGGCGAAGAACATGTAACTCTTGTACAATTGGCTAAAGGTGAAGCGAAAATATATAATTTTCGTGGTTTGAATAATGTTTTAGCTGAGTATGATTTTGATGTTGATTATGTTAAGGGAATAAATAAAACCACTGGTGAACCTCTTCCGAGTGTAATTATCGTGGAAAAAACTTCTCGCGCACAACTGCTTATAGTGAGGGTAAAAAGAGAATCTGTTGGTGGCGGTTACTATCGTAATTTGATAGAAAAGGGGAAATTTATGGGTGATCTAATTGCGGAGTATGCATAATGCAATCATTTAATCAATTTTTGACAGAAGACGCAACCAAGAACTTGCACCTTGAACATCTTGAGGATCTTGTATTCTTTTATGGTATTGATGGTATGCGCTCTGGTATCAACTTCCTTCGTTCTATTCGGGACATGCTTTCCGGCAAGTCTACGAAGAAGGTTGATCTACATGTGAAGTGGGATGGAGCCCCTGCTGTCTTTGCAGGAACCGATCCAGAAGATGGGAAGTTTTTTGTTGGAACCAAAGGTGTGTTTGCCAAGAATGCCAAGCTGGTCAAGTCGAATGCCGATCTAAAGAAGTATGGTTATTCTGGTGGTCTTGCAGATAAGTTAAAGATTGCGCTCAAGGAACTGCCCAAGCTGGGAATCAATGGAGTCATTCAGGGTGACATGATGTTCACCAAGAGTGACCTTTCTGATGAAACGATTGATGGAATTGATTACGTTACATTTCAACCCAATACAATCGTCTATGCAGTAGATACGACATCAGCACTTGCCAAGCAAATTAAAGCAGCAAAGATTGGTGTCGTGTGGCACACAACATATACTGGTGATACTCTTCCTGATATGTCTGCATCTATTGGTGTAAACATTGCGGGCATGAAAAAACCAAAGAGTGTGTGGTATGACGACGCCTACTATCACGATCTTTCGGGTAATGTGTTATTCACCCCCAAGGAAATCAAAGAACTTAATCGCCATCTTTCGCGGGCTGGTAAGGCATTCCGAAAGGTTAAGTCAAAAGATTTAGATTTGTTTATTGATATGCAGAATAAGATTCCTTCGGCTGCGGTGGGGTCTTCCTATAAGACCTATTGCAACACGAAGGTTCGTGCAGGAGAGGCAATTACTAATCCTCGCAAACATGCCGTTGAGTATTATAATTATTTTACTCAGTGGTGGGATACTCATATTGCTGGTCTGAAAATGCAAAAGACAAAGGATATCAAAGAACGAACAAAGCAAGAGCATCTCAAAGTATATCGAAAAGTTAAACCTACGTTGATTGCGTTTGCAGAGTATCAGACACATGTGGTCAATGCAAAGAATGTGATTGTGGAAAAGCTCGGAAGTGGTGCAAATCAGTATAGAACCTTTGTTAAGACCAATACAGGATACCGAGTCACAGGAGACGAGGGTTTTGTTGCAGTGGATCGTGACGGAAAGACAATCAAATTAGTTGATCGTCTTGAGTTTTCACATCAGAATTTCACTGCTATCAAAAACTGGGATTCCTAAATATAATATATTTGGAGAATAAAATGAACGAAGTTTGGTCAATGCAAAGACGCCGAAAGCAAGGGCAGATGATGAAGCGAAAAGCTAACCTTATTGCACGCGCTCGCAAGCGAAAACTTTCTAAGTTTGCTGATGCCAAATCACTAAAGAGACGAGCCCAAAAGGCAGCGAGAGAAATTCTATTCAAGAAGCTGACTTCTGGAAAAACTAAGGGTGAGATTGAATCTAAGCAAATGTTGATTTCAATCGAGAAGAGACTAGAAAAGCACAAGGCAAAGATCAATAAGTTGGCAGTCAAGATACTGCCAAAGATCAAGAAGAAGGAAGCCGAAAGATTTAAGCAGATGAAGTCATCTGCTCCAAAAAGCTGAATAGTATGTTACAGCAGTTAGGCTAAGGGAAACCTGCTATGAAAAGAAAAATTGTATTTGCGTGGGGAAGATTTAATCCTCCCACGACAGGACATAAGGTCGTCATGGACCGCGTTGCAAAAGAAGCAAAGTCGCGAAAAGCGGAGTATGCTATATTTGCATCTAAATCCAATGACCCCAAGAAGAATCCACTCACCTTCCGCACGAAGGTCAAGTTTCTCAAGCAGTCCTTTCCTACACATTCAAATAACATTAATGCTTCTCCGAGTATCAAGACCGTTCTTGATGTTATGAAATTTCTTGATAAGAAGTATCAAGAGGTGTCTCTTGTTGTGGGTTCCGACAGAGCCCAAGAGTTTAAGAGACTGCTTAATCAGTATAATGGAAAAGAATATGATTTTGATAAAATTGAGATCATCTCGGCAGGAGAAAGAGATCCTGATGCCGAAGATGTGACCGGAATGTCTGCATCCAAGATGCGGAAGTTTGCAGTTGATGGTAATTATAAAGAGTTCAAGAAGGGTTCTCCGATGAAGAATCCCAAGGCACTTTATGATGCTATCCGGCGTGGAATGCAGATCACGGAACATATCTATGAATCAATTGAAGACACTCACGTTGTAGGTGATAAGAGTGTGACGGGAAGGCGTTTCAATACACTTCTTCGCTTTGGTTTGGTTCCGATGAAAGACCTTCCAATCACAAAGAGAACATTCAAAGATCTTGAGAAGTCCGGTTCAAATCCAGAGTTGCGAAAACATATTATCGCTGTTGTAGATAAAGTTCTTGAGTATGTTATGGCAGATGATTTGCTCTACAGGAGAATGCTTCTTCTCCTGCATGATGATTTCTTAATGAAAGAAGATCATCGCGATGCTCTTGTTAAAAAATCAGAGAAGAGTGGAATTGCTTATCAGTCTTTGCTTGAGGTATTTTTGAGGGGATTAGCCTCAAGTCCAATTTACGGAGATAAGACAGCACATCAATATGCATTTGATCGGGTCAACTCCTTTGTCTCTGGTGGTAATTCAAGAAGAAGCGTAGACTCTGATATTTGGGAGAGTTTTCAAAAGAAGTCTGATAGGAGATATGGCATGAAGAAGTTTAAAGATTTGGTGCAGGATACTACTCCTGCTGAGTGGGGAACGAAGGAACTGGCAAGTCGTTACAGTAAAGAGGTTCCGGGTCAGCCTGATGATGTTGAAGACATTGAGCCGCTTATTGATTTTCATGAAGTCGCTCCTCCGAGTGCAGGTGCAGAGAGATTCATCAAAGCCAATAAAGCCAAGTTTAAGAAGCAGTATGGTGAAAAGAACGGAGAAAAGGTTCTTTATGCAACTGCATGGAAACTTTTTGGCAATAAGGATTGAATATTTTTTAATGGGATTTATGTATTACTAAATAGTAATATAACTTTAGGGTTTAAGGGAGATACAAAATGTCTACTTGGCATAAACAAATTTCAGATAGTCTTGCTGATGCGGTTTCTGGTGTACTGCAAGAAAAAAAATCTAATGGAACACGTCTTGACCCTGTGGGAAAAGAAGATGGTGACATTGATAACGATGGGGATACAGATTCTTCTGATCAGTATCTTAAAAATCGACGAAAGGCTATCAGTAAAGCTATTCGCAAGCCATCTAAACGAGGGAAGAAATTAGATCTTTCTGGAAAAAAAGAGCAGATTACCATCAATCCCGATGTGAATGAAGATTTTCGAGACGAACGATCCGCGATGCTTGAGAATCTTGAGGCTTCTTTTGATTCGGTATTTTCTTATTCAAACAAAGAGGAAGAATCTTTCCGAAATGATTGGATGAATAAATTTGATTCGCTCGTTTCATCAAAAGAGCCAAGCGCATATCTTGATCCGTTGCAGCGGCGAGTTGCGTACATTGAGGGACTTACTCCCGAACAAGCAGCAAACCGATATCTTTCCCATGCAACTGCGAATGATAAATTTTCTGGTGGGGAAAATAAGGCATCTTCTCGTGGAGGAGATAAGTATGGCAGCGCGCAGCATCAGGCGGTTGGTCACACAGAGCCGGTGCATCAACCAAAGTATAGGAGCAACTATCGAATTAAGTAATTAGTGCTAATTATTATGAATATTTCTTCTTTGAATGAAAAAACTATTGATTCCTATATGATTATGTCGTATAATAATCCTCAGTGTGTAGACCTTGAGGAATTTCATGACGACGTTAAAATACCTAAGTATATCAAAAGATTGATTAATCGGTATTTGAGTTCTGGTGAATTGAAAGAGCGGCTGATTCTAAATCATATTATAATGTTCTATAATGTATTTGAGTTTGAAGCTGCAACTCGAATATTATTTTTCAAAATGGAACCTGATGATTATTCTGTATTAAAAACGTTTTTGACATATTTAAATTTTATGCCAGACATTGTTGTAAATATAAAAGGTAAAGATATCATCGGTTCTGATATACCCACATGTACCGATGTTGTGGATAGGTTGAGGGAGATATGAAATGCTAAAAACATATACAGATCTTATTGAATCTCTTCGTGATTTTGAAGAATCTGAAGCTCCTGCTACAACTGTTGGTTCAGTTGGTGGTGGAATGGTCGGCGAACCTCCGGGTCCAAAAAAGAAGAAGAAAAAAAAGCAAGAGATCTTTGCTGGGACAAATGTGTATGAAGTTTCTTCCGAGGTTTTTGCTAAGTGTAAGGGTGAGAAATCAAGATATGATCGTTATGTAAAACATGTTGGTGGTGATGAATGTGGTCAAAATATTCGCGAATATGGTTTGAAGAATCCAAAAAAAGGTATTATCATTAAGGATTCTACCTATGGCATGATGATGTATCTTAGAAGGGGTAAGCGGTGATGGTTGGTTTTCTTATTTCTGCAATAAAAATTGCCCTGAATGCGATTGTTACTTTTTTTAGTGGAATTGTTGGTGAGTGGATGAGGATTCAGAGTTCTCGAAAACGCGGAAAAGCCGAGGCACAAAATGAGGCACATGAAGAGAATGCAAAGAGGAGAAAAAAAGCAGATGATATTTTACAGAAACCTATCAAGACTGGCAAGAGTCTTACCGATAATATTCGTAAGCGTTCTAAGTCTAAGTCTTCTGGGAAGTAGTTGTAAAACGATTCCAGTGGTCACGCCTCCTGCGTGTCCTGTTTGGTCCGAAGAGGCTATTTCTGAATTAGAATTTCTTTATGTATTACAGGAGCTTGGTGAGATAGACATGGAATCTTTGTATTATCAGTTGGGAGAGAATCAGAGGCATTGCGAGGCTCTGGATGTTTATTTAGAAGGTACATAAAGAAGGTGTAATGTAATGGAAGATGTTTTTCGGCAGGTATCAGTTGGTGTATTAATTTCAGCGATGTGTGGTTTATGGGTATTTGCTGCTACTCGGGCTTCTTCTGAATCGGTAAACGACGTAAGAGAAGAAGTTAAACATCTCGAAAATAAATTTGATGAAGATATTGATCGGATTAGATCCAACACGGATGAAATTAAAGACACCTTTCATCGTGCGATGATTGAGCAGACTGAGTTTCGCGCTCAGGTCCGAGAGAAGCTAGAAATATCAAAAAATAACTAAATCATTTACCCGTGAGAATATATTATGAAGCATGTAGACGTGAAGTACGTTGGGCTATTGTCGTCCAGATTACAACAGTTCAAGAAAAAAACCAATAATCTCTATAATTTCCGTTGTCCGCTTTGTGGAGATTCTGAAAAGAATCGTTATAAAGCTCGTGGATACCTATATCCAAGCAAGGATCGAGACAGTTTTGTGTTTAAGTGTCACAATTGTGGTGATACTAGATCCTTCGGCAATCTAATTAAGCATGTCGATAATATGATGTATAAGAATTATATGCTTGAGGGTTTTGGTAAGAATACGCAACGTGAGGAAAAACGAGAAACGCCTAAGCGAAAGAGGAGGGTGCGTGATGTACGTTTCCTTGAAGATTTGGGGGCAGAAAGAGTTGATCGTATTCCAAGGAATCATGTGGTCCATCGCTTTATCAATGATCGAAGAATTCCCGATTCATCTTTAAACCGATTGTATTACATCCACGATGATAATGCTTTGGAGAAGGTAGATCCTATCTACAAAAATCGAATTCGGGGAAATCAGCCTAGAGTTATTCTTCCATTTATTAATAGGGATGGGGAGCTTGTTGGAATTGCTGCGAGAGCAATTCACAGCTCTACGAAAATGCGTTATCTTGCATTCCGTCTTAATAATAATGCGCCGATGATATTTGGTCTTGATCAAACCAAAAGAAATTCTAGAGATTCTATTTATGTTGTTGAGGGTCCGATTGATTCTTTATTTCTAGACAACGCAATTGCAGTGGGTGGTGCTGATTTTTCCAAACTAGAATCGGAAGTTAGGAAAGATAAGTGTGTTATCGTATTTGATAATGAGCCCAGAAATAAAGAAATTGTTAAAAAAATTAAAAAAATTATTGACGATGATTATCGTGTTTGCATCTGGCCTGAAAACATTAAGGAAAAAGACATTAATGATATGATTCTTGCAGGAACCCCCGCGAGCAAAATCGAAGAAATGATAAATAAAAACACCTATTCTGGTTTGCAGGCATTGGTGGCATTTAACGCATGGAAGAAGGTACTTATATAATGGAACGGTTGACCCCGAGTGAAGTAAGGTTGGTTGATTGCATGGGAAGCGACTTGACAGTCGTTAATGCAGCCAGAGTGAGTTTTAATAAAAATGTAGAGCATTTTTCGAGTGGAGATGAAAAGCTGATTAAGTTTCTTGCGGAAAATAATCACTGGACTCCGTTTGGACATTGCTCTTTGCAGTTTAGGATAAAGGCTCCCATTTTCGTTGCGAGACAATTGGTTAAGCATCAAGTGGGTTTAACTTGGAACGAAGTATCGCGGAGATATATTCAAACAGAACCAGAACTTTTTAGACCAGAGAGTTGGCGAGCCAATCCTGAGAATAAAAAGCAAGGTTCTTCTGAAACTGAAGAAGTTTTGTGGCTTTTGATTAATGAACTTTCGGTTGATGATGCAGTTGAGAAAATGGGTAAGAAATGTGTGAACCTATATAATCAACTGATTGACGCGGGTGTCTGTGCGGAACAGGCTCGTATGGTTCTTCCTCAAAGTCTTATGACAGAGTGGTATTGGACAGGCTCTCTATATGCATTTGCAAGAGTTTGTAATTTACGATGTGCAAAAGACACTCAAAGAGAGACGAGAGAAATCGCTGACTTAATTAGTTTCAGTATGAAAGAAAGATTCCCGGTATCTTGGAAATATCTGGTAGGAGAAAATTAAAAATGACAACCCCTAAGATGACCGTTCTACAACAATACATTCACTCTTCTCGATATGCTCGATGGCTTCCTGAGAAGAGTCGTCGAGAAACATGGGATGAAACTGTTGACCGATTTGTGAACTTCTTTGATGAACATCTCAAAAATACCACGAAGGGTTCGATTGAAGATGTGAAAGATGATATCCGTCAAGCGATTTTCAACATGGAAGTTATGCCTTCTATGCGATCTATGATGACAGCGGGTACTGCATTGGAACGTGAAAATATTGCAGGATATAATTGTTCCTTTGTTGCTGTTGACTCTCCGCGCGCATTTGATGAATCTCTTTATATTCTTATGAATGGTACGGGTGTTGGATTTTCTGTGGAAACCCAGCATATCGAAAAACTTCCTAACGTTGCCGAAGAATTTCACGAAACAGACAGTACGATTGTTGTTGCCGATAGCAAGTTGGGTTGGGCAAAGGCTCTAAAAGAACTTGTTGCAATGCTTTACACAGGACAAATTCCAAACATTGACACCTCAAATGTTCGTCCCTCTGGCGCACCTTTAAAAGTTTTTGGTGGTCGAGCATCTGGACCAGAACCGTTGGTCAAAACATTTATATCCTTCATCAATACATTCCGACAGGCTTCTGGTAGAAAGCTGACTTCTCTTGAGTGTCATGATCTTATGTGCCATGTGGCATCTTGTGTTGTGGTTGGTGGTGTTCGTCGCGCGGCTTTGATTTCTCTTTCCGATTTGACTGATGAGCGAATGCGACATGCCAAGACGGGTCAGTGGTATACGACAGAACAACATCGTTCGTTTTCAAATAACTCTGCGGTATATAAAGAAAAGCCTGACATTGGTGTGTTTATGGCAGAGTGGCTTTCACTTTATAACTCCAAGAGTGGTGAACGTGGTATTGTCAATCGTCAAGCTCTTAAAGAAAAAGCAGCAGAAAACGGAAGACGAGATATTGATTATGAGTTTGGCGTAAATCCATGTTCTGAAATTATTCTTCGTCCAAATGGATTCTGTAATCTTTCTGAGGTAGTTGTCCGCGAATCAGATACTCTTGCAGATCTTGAACGAAAGGTTGAGATTGCAACGATTATTGGAACTATGCAGTCTACTCTGACCAAGTTTAAGTATCTTCGTGCAGACTGGAAAAAGAATGCTGAAGAGGAGCGACTGTTGGGTGTCAGCCTAACTGGTATCATGGATAACAAGTTGACTAATGGCAAGAGAAATAATCTCGCCGAGATCCTTACCATTCTCAAGGGAGTTGCGATTGAAACTAATTTGGTATGGTCAAAGGTTTTTGGTATTCCGCAATCAACTGCGATTACGACAGTCAAACCTTCTGGAACGGTTTCCGTCCTAGTTGATTCTGCGAGTGGTATTCATTCAAGGTTTTCGCCATACTATATTCGGACGGTTCGTGCCGACAAAAAAGATCCGGCAAGTCAATTCATGATTGATCGGGGAGTTCCTGTTGAGGATGATATTATTGCTCCAGACCACAATCATGTATTTTCTTTTCCGGTTTCTGCTCCAAAGGACTCTGTTGTCACTACTGATCTTTCTGCCATTGAACAGTTGGAGAGATGGTTGGCTTATAAGCAACATTGGTGTGAACACAATCCATCATGTACAGTAACCGTAAAAGAACATGAATGGGTTGAGGTTGGTGCATGGGTATATGAACACTTCGATGAATTAACTGGTGTTTCGTTTCTGCCCCATACAGATCATATATATAAACAAGCTCCTTTCATGGAGATTGACAAGGGGAAATATGTTGAATTAAACAAAAACATGCCACAGAGTTTGGATTGGACCGAGCTTGGAAAGTATGAGGAATCAGACCAAACAATTGGTTCGCAGACGATGGCATGTACAAGCGGAGAATGTGAGATCATTTAATGTCTATTCCATTTGACGAAGAATACGAAAAAGAGGTTGTCGAAATCAACTTAGAGTGTGCAGAGTGTCGTACCGAATATAGCGTTTTTACAAATACGCACGGTTTTTTGGAACAGGCTCGATATTGCCCGTTCTGCGGCGTCTACAACGTTGATTATGATAGGGTAGAAGAGGAACTAGAATAATGCCTGTTTTGGCGGGTATTGACTATTCTTTAACTTCCCCAGCTATTTGTGTTTACGATACAGAAAAGGGTGACTTTTCTTACCAACGCACAGAAATGTATTTTCGTTCAAATTTGGCTAGATTCGATACATTTAGTGAAGGGAATCTTCACGGAAGTAATCATGGACCTTGGGATTCTGAAATAGATAGATATAACGACATTTCATCATGGGCTGTGAAGGTCTTGACTAAACATCAAGTGACTCAGGTTTATTTGGAGGGATACTCGTTTGGTTCGACAGGTCGTGTTTTCAATATAGCGGAAAATACTGGTATATTGAAATATAAATTATGGGATGCTTTAATTCATTGTGATATTCTTGCTCCTACCACAGTCAAGAAATTTGCAACAGGTTCGGGAAGAGCATCAAAGGTTGATATGTATAATCAATTTGTTGAGGAGAACGGTGAATCTAATTTGAAAGATTCTTTGACGCCTCGCTCGGACAATATAATTAGTCCATTAAATGATGTTGTGGATGCCTATTATATTTTAAAGTGTGGTATATTCAACTAATAAAAAAAATGCAAAAAAATGCATTTTTCTATTGACTTTGAATCTCAGTGGTGTATAATATGGGTCTACTTTAAGAGGAGCTACATATATGAGCGGGGTTAAGACGAGACGAAGCGGTGAAAATGATCATCGCTTTTGGTATGAAGCGGGAACTGATAATAAGTTGACTCGAATCCTTCGCGTAGATAATGGTAAGCGATCTTGGTTTTGGGGCTTCAGAGAAGGTGATTCATACCGTGAGATTCCGAAGGACAAGACGATTCTTCGATAAAGATTTTTAAACCGTTTTGTAGATTGGGTCGGCGTTTCTACAAAACTTTTTTGAAGCCGACAATAAGAGGAAATAAAAATATGGCATTTGCAGCTAATTCTAAGACACGAAAGATTGTTGACTATCTCAGCGAGGGTCGTACCCTTACTGCGGCACAGGCTCGCGCACGCTTTGGCGTGCAGAACTTTAGTGCTACGATGTCAACTATCCGTAAGACTGTTGAGGCTTATGGTAATTGGGAAGTTACCAAGGATGTTGCCGCTAACGGATCTACGAAGTATGGTATTCACCGACTATCGTAGTCTTATATAAATTCAGTCTTCTCTAGTCTAGATTGAATTAAATCGAGGGGGTAGAACGATTAAGTAAGTCCAGAGAGACTCATCGTTCTGCCCCCTCTTTTTTTGCCTATATACTACCATACATGATGAATTGATGAGGAGCATATAATATCATGCCAACAGATAGTTTCGAGTTTCAGATTAATCAGGAATCATCTACACCTATGGGTGGTACGGAGCTGATTTATAATCGAGTTTTAGACCGTATTGATGATGATCTAAAGGATGAATTTCTTATAGTACCGCAACGAGTTCGCGAAGAACATGTTGGGGATTCTCGCAAAAAGATTCTTTGGCTTCATGATCTTGCGGAAGACCCTGAATCTGAACATCTCAAATACGAAGAGAATCGTGATATGTTTGAACGATTCGTTTTTCCTAGTAATTGGGCATTGTGGGAGTTTCATCAGAAGCTCGGCGTCCCTTACGAAAAGTCTGTTGTCATTCCGAATTGCATTAATCCCATTGAGGAACACGAGAAGCCCAAGGACGGAAAGGCACGAATTGTCTATTTCTCCACCCCCCATCGCGGTCTTAATATCCTAGAGTCTGTTGCTCGCGTGATGCAGGATGCTAGAAATGATTTTGAAATTGATGTATATTCCAGCTTCAAGTTATACGGTAGAGATGAGCAAGATGAGCATCCCGAATTTAAGGAACTCTATGAACGTCTTGAAGAGCTGAAGTGTGTTAATTATCACGGGACAGTTTCAAACGATGAGATTCGTAAGGCATTGTTGAAGACACACATCCTCGCATACCCCTCCACATACCTTGAAACTTCGTGTCTTGTTGCAATTGAATCAATGGCAGCAGGATGTATGGCAGTGGTTCCAAACTATGGTGCGTTGCCGGAAACGTGTAAGGACTTTGCTCACATGTATCCGTGGAGTCCTGACATTCAGCAACACGCTGCCACTCACTACCACTATCTGACCAACGCGCTTAACACCTTCTGGACAGATCGTGTTCAGGCATCGTTGACCATGCAGGCTACATACTATAATTATTTCTATAGTATGGATATGTGTGTTGGTAAATGGAATGGTCTTTTGAGGGGATTATTATAATGATTGAGAAGTTGGCAGTATACATTCTTGTAACAGATAATGACAATAAAAATAAAATTGAGCGGTGTCTCTGGTCTATTGATAATCAGCCTACAAGTGTTGAATTTGATGTCGTTGTAAATTGCCAAACCGAAGATTCTGATTTTTATGAATTAGTAAAGAATGCAGTTCCCGAAGAGTATGTTGTATTCAATACGAAGGGTGATGGTTTCTTTGGTAATGGAATCAATTCTTGTTTGAAACATTATGCGGATCATCGTGGTGATTGTGAGTGGTCCCATATTTCGATCATCAAAACCTCCGATTACTTTTATCCAATGTCATTTGATCTGTTGAATGAGATTCATGAGAAGTCTGGTTTTGATTATTTGAGTGGTATGGCTCATCATGTAGACTCCATTCGACCAATTCCCCCACATCGAGAAGATCCAAGAAAAGTTTATCCATATCAACCAAAGCGTTGGTTGTGGTCTTTCATTGATAATCGTCTTCCCGTTTTTCCGTTTCTATTTTGGGATGGTGAGAATATGAATGGAGAAGATTTTCCTCTATGTGCTTCGTCGAAGGCAGTTGAAGTTGGATTGAAAACATTGGAGGGAAATCACGATATTGCGGGATACTTCCTTACTCTTGATGCAATTACTCATCACTTGAACAAAGAGCTTACATTTGTCAGTACAGACTGTAATGAAATATATGTTCAGGATTATACCGAAGAGACTAAGTTTGATTCTGAAAAATATGATGAAGAGAAAGGTTATCCTTTTGATGTTAACGGTTTAGTTTACTCGGAAATGAACGCCGAAGAGTATCAAAAGCTCGCTGGAATTACTCGTCAATTTTTTCCATATGTGACAATGCCGCAAGTTTGGTCGCATAGGGAAAAGTGTGAGTTTGCTGCGAGGAATGAACTTCCATGAAAAATGTTTGTGTTATGCCGTTGGCTTCTCCTTCTGTTTCCATTTCTCATTTGGAAAGGTGTGTCTGGTCTATTGAGGCTCAAGATTCAGTTGAGTTTGATCATGATATTGTGGTCGTCGTGAACTCTCTTGATGATGAATACACTTCCCAAGTCAAAGCTACTTTCAGTGAGTATGATGTATTTGATACAGCATCTAATGGGAAGAGTGGTAAGGGTCATAATGCTCGTTATGATGTATATCGAGATATTTACAAAGACCGTGATTATACTCATGTGATGGGTATCGACGGAGACGATTATTATTATCCGATGGCATTGGATTGTGTCAAGAAAATACATGATGAATCCAATTTCGATTATCTCAGTGGCACCTGTCCATTCGTTGATACTGTACGCCGAAATCCTCCAGCCGATCTGGACCCAAGAATTAATTTTCAAATAGCTGATGGAATATACATTCATTCTTTTTTTGATCAGCGATTCGGATTACCCTCAAAAATTCTTTGGGACGGGCAAACATGCCCCGGTGGAGAGCCTCCTCTTTGTCTGTCTAATAAAGCAGTAGAATGTGAACTGCGTTATTTGGATGATATTGGATTGGCTGATGACTATCCATTTTTATGTCAGGGTGTTGCTGCTCATCTTAGAGATGAGATGAAATTTGTGGGCACAGATTGTAATGATATATATGTGTATGATTGTTTAGATGATCAGTCGTCGTCGCGACAAGAACATTCTCTGGACCCGAACAAAGGGTGGCCCTTTGACGTTGACGGGTTTTTGGAGAAGGAAATACAAAAAGAAATCTATCAGATTTTGTCTGGTGTGAAAATTTCTGATTTGCCTTTTGTTTCACTTCCACAGATTTGGGATGGTCAGAAAAAGGGTGAATATGTTTTGGAGAATATGATATGAAGTTGTTGGTAAAGTTTCCGACTCGCGGAAGACATGACACATTTTTTAATGTGTTGGATCAGTTTGTTAATTCACAGTCTGGGGACCATGATTGTCATTATCTAATTTCGTGTGACAATGATGACGAGACTATGAATACTCCCGAAACAATTAAGCGCCTTGAATCATATGACAATCTTTCGTATTTTTTCGATGAACGTGCTGGAAAGATTGGTTCTGTAAATCGGGATATTGAAAAGGTTTCTTCGGATTACGATATTCTAATGCAGCCTTCTGATGACTGGGAAGTCTTACAGAAAGGTTGGGATGACGTAATCGTTCAGGAACTTGATGTTTGTTATGATGACGGAGATGGGGTGCTTTGGTTTTATGATGGATACAACAATAGGACCGATACAATGTGTATCATGGGAAAGCCCTATTATGAACGATTCAACTACATCTATTATCCAGAATACATTACCTTTTGGTGCGACAATGAGTTTACAGAAGTTGCTGATCGTCTTGATAAATTAGCATTTATCCCTGAACCAATATTCAAGCATCAGCACCCAGACTGGACACACTCAAATGGATATGATGGGGCAAAGAGTGGGTATGATCAGTTATACATAGATAATGATAATGATGAGGATCGTATTCATGATGAGAAGTTGTTCTACGAACGCAAGGCAAACAACTTTGGGTTAGGGGTTTGATTGTGGTTGATCTTATATCTGAAGTTGGAATTGTGAATTGGGTTAAGAATCAGAAAGATTGTATTGTTCACACCAGAGATTTTAGTAATATTAATGATATTGATTTTCATGAATTAACTGGAACTGTTTTTGTGTGCTTAACTGGTTATCAGAATATTTTGAACTTCTTTTTTAGCGAATGTGTCAATAAAATAAATGTTCCGTTCGTATTAATTATTATCGAGTCTGATGAATATTTTTTGGATTTTGGGGTTTTGCAAAACCCAAATCTCAGGCACATTTTTGCATGGAATATCCCTGAAGGGGGTCATGATAAAATTTCAGCAATTCCTATCGGTTTAAATCATTATGGGCAAAAAAATTCTTTGAGTAATTATCTTTTAGATCATAAAATTGATTTTCATAATAGAGATCACTGGGTTGGTGTTAATTTTTTGGACCACACCCCCACCAGATCAAATTTATATAATAATTCTAATAATGAATGGAGTTCCTTTTGTCATAATTTTCCATATACTGCCCCATTAAATGAGTATTGGAAAACTTCAAATGTCGATGGAAAAATAAAAATTTCTGAAACATCACCCTTTGTTTACGATGAAATGATTAACTGTAAATATATCATGTCTCCTCCCGGTGCCGGGGTAGATTGTCACAGGACTTGGGAGGCATTATATCTCGATTGTATTCCAATTGTAGAAAAATCCCCTATATCGGAATTGTATCAAGATTTGCCCATTTTGGCTGTAAAGGATTGGGATGATTTGAATTTTGAGTATTTACAATTAGAATATGAAAAAATTTCAAAGCGAAAGATTCAAAATGATTATGATATGAATAAGATTAAATTGTCTTATTGGACTCATAAAATGGGCTATTTTTTGGAGAGTTGTTGATGAAAGTTTTAGTGACAGGATGTGCTGGTCTATTGGGAGGTCATTTTTCAAAATATCTTTTAGACAATGGTATTGGTGTTGTTGGTATAGATAATTTGTCTGGAGGATACCGATCTTTTGTAGATCCAAGACTCCATTTCTATGAAATTGATTTGTGTGATCGGGATTCCTTAGAGGAGATATTTTTGAATGAAAACATTGATTATGTTTTTCATTTTGCTGCATATGCAGCAGAAGGTCTTTCTCATTGGATTCGCAATTTCAACTACACTAATAATGTTTTGTGTTCTGTGAATGTGATAAACCTGTGCGTGAAGTATCAGGTTAAAAAGATAATCTTCACATCTTCTATGGCAGTTTATGGTGGTCAAAATCCACCATTCACGGAAGACATGAAACCGGAACCGGAAGATCCGTATGGAATTGCAAAGTTTGCCGTTGAACATGATTTGAAGTCTGCATTTGATCATTTTGGACTTAGGTATTCTATCGTAAGACCACACAATGTAATTGGAGTGAAGCAAAATATCTGGGACAGATACCGAAACGTAATAGGTATTTGGATTAGAAAACTGCTTGCGGGGGAAGACATTACGGTTTTCGGTGATGGTTTGCAAGAGAGATCATTCTCAGACATTCGATATTACATGAAGCCTTTTTATGATTTGATGTTTTATCATGATTCTGAAATATTCAATATTGGTGCAGATGAAAAAATTACAATTTTGGATGCAGCAAAAATGATTCAGAGAATTGGGCGTGACTATGGATACGATTCAAAAATTGTCCATCATGAACCTAGAAATGAAGTTAAGTTTGCATATTCTGATCAAACAAAAGCAAAAAATCTTTTATCGTTTAGAGATGAAACGGATTTAGAATCTACATTTAGAGAAATGTTTATTTGGGCTATGGATCAGCCTGAGAGAGAAGTTAAAAATGTTGATTATGAATTAGAAACAAAAATGTATTCTTTTTGGAGAAAGTGATACTAAGGAGCTTCTTTGAATATGAAAAGAATTCTGGTTAATTATGCAACAGAAGATTATAAAAAAACACAACACATAAATTCTGAGTCTGCTTTAGAGACAGGTAATTTTGATGATGTTTTTGAATACGATCCTAGTCTTATAGACGAAACTTTTTTACAAGAGTATCATAATATATTGAGTAGTAAACGTGGTGCTGGTTATTGGTTGTGGAAACCTTATATAATTTTAGATGCTCTTGAAGAGGTCGAATGTGGTGATGTTGTTGTATATGCGGATAGTGCTTCCGTTTTTATAAATTCATTTGATCCTATTTTTGATAAGTGTGTCAATGAAAGCAGAGGAATAGTTGGATTTCAACTTGAAGATTTTCATAAAAATTCCAGATGGACTAAGGGTGATTGCTTTTACAACTTGAACGTGAATAAATATGCAGACCTTCCTCAAGTAATGGCTAGTTTTATTGCGATTTGTAAAAATGACTTTTCGCTTGATTTTATAAATCAGTGGTTAAGTGCGTGTTGTGTTGAGTCTTCGATTACGGATTCGGAAAATGTCTATCAAGAAAACTTTTCTGACTTTGAAGATCATAGACACGATCAGTCAATCTTTAGTTTATTATGCAGAAAGTATGACGCATATATATACTCAGATATTACTCAATGGGGATTTAAGTCTGGAGTGATATTAGAAAATGAGCAGTTGATATATCACCATAGGAGTAAATTGTTATGAATATGTCTGGAGTTATTGATATTAATCGCAAGACATTAGAATCTGTAGAATCCTTTATAACTGATGAAGATTATCACGCCAGTTCTGATAATTATGGATTGCCTCCACAGGTTAGGAATTTAATTGATTTGTCTATAGATCGTGAGATTACTTATGTTGATTTGATGTTGTATTTGCAGACATATTTTGAAACCAAAGAAATTAATTATGTAGAGGTAGGGGTTTCTGTTTTGAAAACATTCTATCAAGTTTCTAATTTTTTGAACCACTCAAATCTGTATGCCTTTGATATTAACAAAATTAATCCAACAATAGAATCTAAATTTACTAAAGTAAAATCCTCAGACCAAATAAATCAATATGAACACAACACAAATAAGATTACGCATTTTAGAGGAGATGTATACAATGATGATGATTTTGATAAATTTAAAAACCATATAAATTCTAAGGTAAAAATCCTAATGTTAATGCAGCACTTTTGCGGGCAAATGGTTGGCTGGGGCAGCATGAGTTTGCTCATTTGAATGGTATCATTACAACATTAGATATTGAATCAATACTTAGTGATAATAATATTTATATTCCCATAGAATATAGGTGAGGAACTATAATGAATATTGTTCTATCTGTAAATGATGATCCTACTTATTTCTCTTTCTTAGAGAAGGCTGCTTCTTTTTATATAGAGTTGGGGCATAAGGTCTATGTTTCGTATGTGACAGACAAAGATACGCATCCTTGGAGCCATTTGAATATAGAAAAAGTAGAGATTTTTCCACTTCTTGATGGATTTGCTTCTGGAATTCAGGCTAAATTAGGAAGAAGTTTTTTGGTTTCTCAGTTAGATGATGAAGAATCTCTTTTTACACTTATGGATATTGACCAATTTCTTATTAATTTTGATTGGTTAAATTCCTGCATTAAAGAAGATTATTTAATTGACAATGATCTTATAGCCATTGGAGCAAATGGATACATTGGAAGACCATATGGTATTGATGGGAAATTTCCAATGTATTTTACTACAGCATATTCTCAAGGATTTAGGAAATTGTTTGGAATTAATAAAGGAATGTCCTTTGATGATTTTATTAATAAATTTTCTAATATTAATAATCCCCGAGACGGTAAAGAAAGTACCAAACATATATTTGATGAGTTTTCAGATGAATCATTATTTGCTTGGTTAATTCGAGAAAATAAAATTAAATGTAAGCATATAGATCATCCAGATTTTGTTCTTCAGCGCAGCCTGCGAAGAATAGATCGTACCGCAAGTATTATGGTTCAGATGGGAATTCCAAATTTTAATTATGATTTTTGGTTTCAGAAAAAATTAACTCCCGAACAAAAACAAATGATCCTTGATGGGTTTTTTATAGATGTATTTCCGGCTCGTCCTTATGAAGATCATAAGTATATTATAGATGACATTGTAAAGACTATTATAGAAAAGGAAAAGTCGTTGTGAAATTTTTTAGATTTAATGATCTATCCAAATTGGATAATAACAAGAATATTTTTTTCAGAAAATATGAATTTGTTTTATCTTTATTTGAGCAGGCAAAATATCGTGATGACCCATTTATTTTAATCTCTGGTAACAGTGATTATCCGGTTACTGATGAATTATTGTCAATGGCTCCACCTAGCCTTAAAAAATGGTTTTGTCAAGTTGTTCAGGTAGATAGCCCATTGGTTGTTCCTGTTCCTTTTGGATTAGAGAATACAGAAGAATGTGCTGTAGAAATGCAGGGTTCTGTTCCGGGCCCGTGGAGGACGTTAAAGAAAGAAACTTTGGAAACTCCCCCCCAAAGAGATCCTACAAAAGAAGTATATGCCAATTTCAATTTTGGTAATTATTTCGGTCGGAATCGTGTTGCACAAATTTGCCAAAATCTCCCTCATATAACTTGTCATATTTACAACAAACCACAAGATCATGCTCCCTTATCTTTTTACGATTATGCTTTGAATATTTTGGACCATAAGATGGTGGTGTGTCCTAGAGGAAATGCTCCCGCTGATACTCATAGACTTTGGGAGGTTATTCGGTTTGGTCGGGTTCCGATTGTTAAGAGCAAGTTTCCTTTGGAATCTTTTTTGGAGGCACCGATCATTGCTCTGTCTGATTGGAATCAATTATCTGATTTAGATTTTTTGAATTCGGAATATGAAAGAGTTAAAAATAACCCAAAAGATTTGGCATATTCTATATATTGGGAGAATTTGATAACGGGTTGGGCTAATAAGATATTATGACTTCTGGATTTGTGATAACGTACTACCATGATGAAAACCATCGACCTACTGGAAGGCGTATGCTGGAAAGGTTGGTGCGTTCTATAAGAAATTCTATCACTTCGGATTATAAGATTTTTGTTATCGACAATTCGTCTACCTTAGACTTTGAATTTGTGGATGGTGTATCTGATGATATGATTTATTATAAAATAACTGATCAAAAAATTGGTGGTTTGACATACGCATGGAATGTTGGCGTTAATTATGCATTTGATTATGGGTGTGATGTTATTTGTAATCTAAATGATGATTTGGTAGTGGATGATGGGATTAATTCATTTGTAGATGTTATTAGGAATTCTGATTGTAAACCTGATGGTTTGTATGGTCCGGTTTCAAATAAACATGGTGTGCCCGGATGTACACCCCAAATTAGAAATGATCGTGGAAGTGATGTGATCGAAGTGACTAATTATGTTTGGGGCAACCATTCAGGATTTCCTTTAAATGGTTTTTTTCTGGGATTTCATTCTGAATTTATAAAAAAGTATAGAGATCGTCATTGGCTTTTTTCTACAAGAGAATATGAAATGTGGGGTGGTCAAGAAGAATATATGTTTTATCATAACACACCAAAGGGGATGAGGAGTTTTGTGGTAGAATCGTGTTTTATAAAACACGATAAACTTAGGACATGGTTTGATGCTAAAAAGAGATTCGGTGGAAAAAATATGAATCAAATGGATTTGAGTATGAGATATTCTGATGAACGCGAGGAGTAATATTAGAATGACGACAAAAGAGCAAATAATAAATCACATGATACAGGTTAAAGATTATTCCAGCTATTTAGAGATTGGCATTCACGCCGGTCATTGTTTTATGCAAATTGCGTGTGATAATAAAACTGGGGTTGATCCATCGCCGCAATATACATCTCCAAATATTTTTGTGATGACTTCGGACGAATACTTCAATACTATTCCAGAAGATGATAAATATGATTTAATTTTTATTGACGGTTTACATTTAGAGGAACAGGTAGATCGTGACATAAAAAATTCTTTAGATCATATTTCGGATAGTGGGTTAATTGTTTTACATGATTGTTGTCCTGTTACTGTGCATGATATTAGAGAAGATTATTATGATTTTACTACACAATCTAAAACTCATTGGAATGGAACTGTATATAAATCGTTGATTAAGTTGAGATACACTAATTCAAATATTGAGGTGTATACTGTTGATACTGATGAGGGGTGTGGAATTATAAACCCGAGAGGAAAGCAAGAACTTTATACTAATGAAATTTTTTCTTGTGAAGATGTTCTGGATGATTTTGATTTGTTTTGTTTATACAAAAAAGATTTATTGAATTTAATATCTTTTGAAGAGTTTAAAAATATGGAGTTAGTATGAAAAAAATCTTAAACGTGAGGAGATTTGAAATGAAGAGAGCATTAGTATGTGGAGCAGGCGGGTTCATCGGAGCCCATCTTGTTAAGAAGTTGAAGCGTGAAGGTTATTGGGTTCGTGGTGCGGATCTCAAACATCCTCCGTATGCAGAAACGGAAGCTGATGAGTTTATCATTGGCGATCTTTCCAAGCGAGAGGTGTGTGAAGTTGTTTTGGATGATACGATAGACGAGGTTTATCAGTTGGCTGCTGACATGGGTGGCATGGGATTTATTGATTCCGCTGAGACTGATATCATGACAAACAGCGCATTGATCAATATTCATATGGTCAATGTTGCATCTGAAAGAAAGGTGAGTCGTTATTTTTATTCTTCTTCTGCTTGTGTATATGCTGATCAAGAATTGGGTTCGCGTTGGATTAGTGAAGATGAAGTTTATCCTGCATTTCCTGATAATGAATATGGATGGGAAAAATTATACGCAGAAAGAATGGCACTTGCCTTTGCTAGAAATACAGGGCTAGAAGTTCGCATCGCACGTTTCCAAAATTGCTTCGGTCCCGAAGGAACATGGGATGGTGGTAGGGAAAAGGCTCCCGCAGCTATTTGTCGAAAGATTGCGATGCTTCCACAAGAGGGTGGTGAGATTGAAGTTTGGGGTGATGGTACGGCTGAAAGAAATTTCATCTATGTTGATGATCTTTGTAATGCAATCTATACACTTACTCAGTCTGATATTCACGAACCCCTTAATATCGGAACTACAGAAATTGTTACAGTCAATGAGTTGGTTGATATGGTTTCTGATGTTTCAGGCAAGGGTGTTTCCCGAAAACACATTGATGGTCCCGTTGGAGTTTTGGGTCGATACCAAACAGTCGATAAGATTGCTGCTCTTGGATGGGCTCCGAAATATACGATGCGAGACGGGATGAAACTTACCTATGATTGGATTGAAGAGCAAGTTAAACAAAAATAAATATATTTAAGTATCTTCTACATATATGTCCAATTTCAATATAATCAGAGATGAAAACTTTTTTTCGATTATTTTTGGATTGGGTGTTGACACCACACCTCAGAGTGCTATACTCTAGAGACACTGGGAAGAACACCCCGAACTGAAAGGTATAATCAAATGGCACGCAAGGCATCGAAGATTCCGAAGGCATATGAGCTTCAGGGATCGGAGCCCGACTGGGACGATCAGTACGACCTTAAAGATGAGGATCTGAACTCCCGTTTCGGCAATGCTCTCAACTGGTACAATTACAACTACTCCAATAATAATGCTCAGGACTTTCTGGCAAAGTATGTTAGTTCAAAGAATGATGCTGCTGCGATCTCTGCGCTCGACGCATCTTCTATCAAGACGACTTATGGTTTTGTTGCGAAGATGGCATCGAACGGTCTTGAGTTTCCCTCTGTCCTTGAGCGATACAAGATCAAGTTGGATGAATATGTTGCCAAGTTGATTGTCGATGGCAATGAGGCTCTTGGAAAGAAGCAGGCAAAGAAGCAGGCAAAAAGTTCTGCTCCTGTTGTTTCTATTCAAGAACGCACACGCAATGCTGCGAGTGAACACATTGGTCACATCGAAGGTGAGCTTGATGATTTCATTGAGTCGAACTGCAAGAGCAAGTTCAGCACTTTTGATTATCTTCAGCAGGCTGAAATTAAGGGTGGTTATATGAAGTATTTCATTGACCACTTTCAGCCGATCTACGAAGAATTGCAGGAAGCACTTCGTGGAGAGGATGAGCAATTGGTTGAAGGTTATGCTTTTCTGACCAAGCCTCGTAAGCGTAAGCTGATTGCTTTTCTTGCGAACATCATCAACGATTGTCGCGAATGGCAGAAGCAGAGTCGAGGAAAGCGCAAGGCTCGCAAGCGCAAGGTCAAGTCACCGAAGGATCTTGTGAAGTCATTGAACTTCAAGAAGTCTGACGAAGACTTTGGTATTGAGAGTGTTAAGTCTTCTGATATCATTGGTGCAACTCAGGTCTGGGTGTTTGATACCAAAACGCGATTCATGCACAAGTATATTTCTGATATTGGTATGTCTGTGAAGGGAAGCACACTCAAAGAGTTTGATGCTGATCAGTCATTCAAGAAGAAGATTCGTGAATCGTATTGCAAGAAGGTTCTTGATGACGTTGTGAAAGGTGGTAAGGTTAAGTTGAAAAAGTCCCTTGTGAATATTGCAGCCAAGGAGGTTGCAGTCACCGGACGCATTGGTAAGGAAATGGTAATTGTGAGGATTGTGAAATGATTGAATGGATTGTAATTATGTTTGTTCCGATTCTGTTTTGGATCGGTAATAGTTTGGCGAATATCGCCATTGGCATCAAGGTTCTGGAAACCCGAGTAAAGGATCTCAAGTGAACATCTTTTATCTAGACTCTGATCCATACGTTGCTGCTGAAATGAGTTGCGACAAACATGTGGTCAAGATGATTCTTGAAAGCGCGCAGATGCTCTGCACCGCTCATCGAGAGTTGGACAATGATGATGTGCCTCAAAACTTTTACAAGAAAGCACATCTGAATCATCCAAGCACGATCTGGACACGATCAAGTGCAGCCAACTATTCTTGGCTATACGATCATTTTGTGGGTCTTTGTTATGAGTATACTCATCGCTATGGCAAAACTCATATGTCCGATTCAAAGCTGCGTGATGCTCTTGGCTGGCTTCCAAAAAACATTAAGACAGGCAAGTATACTCAACCTCCTCAGTGTATGCCTGATGAATACAAGTGTGATGATTCTGTTACAGCATATCGAAATTACTACATGGGTGACAAGGCTTACTTTGCCAAGTGGTCAAAGCGAGACAAGCCCAATTGGTGGAATGTATAATGGCTAAGTTTTTTGCCTATCTTATAGGGTGGTCGATACAAATCGCAATATTGGCTGGATTTTTTTACTTGTTCATGTTTATAAATGATACCATTGAAGAGCAAGTTGCCATGTTACTTCAAACTCTTCAATGGTATCCTTAGTGAAGGATGTTTATGATGGATGATCTAATACAATTAGTTGAAGATATATATCGTCAAGGGTCTAAGGATCATAGTGATCAGACCAAGGATTCTATGGATGAGTATTTCCATATTATGGCAGAAAAAATTATGAGGATGGTTTCGTGATCGAATGTGTTCGTTGTGAAGAAGAGGTGGACCCGAGACGTGATGCTCTTGGGTACAAGACGTGTTTGGATTGTGGTGCGGTTGATGCAAACCGTGAAGCAAGAGAAAAATCAAGACGAGTCGCGCCTGCGTTTAACAAAGGTGCATATCAGTATATTACGAGTCGAACAATGGCTCGCGATATCGGGAGATAGAAATGCCTATCCTAGTTGACTTCAATCAAGTTGCAATATCCAATCTGATGATCAATTTAAAAATGAATCAGTTGGATATAGTAGACGAAAATATGCTTCGGCATATGATCCTCAATTCACTTCGCTTTAATAGAAACAAATTTACAGAAGAGTTTGGCGAGCTTGTCATTTGCTGCGATGGTCGCAATACATGGCGGCGAGAAGCATTTCCTTATTACAAGCGCAACCGAAAGAAGACACGCGCTGCCTCTGGTTATGACTGGAACCACATTTTTGAAACCCTAAATAAAATCAGACAAGAACTTGATGAACGAATGCCTTATAAGGTAGTTCATCTTGAGAAGGCTGAAGCAGATGATATTATTGCTGTTTTGGCAAAACAATGGTCGAAGGACGAAGGGGTTTTGATTTTGTCTGGTGATAAGGATTTCATGCAATTGCAAAAATACGATAACGTAAAACAATATTCTCCTGTTCAGAAGAAGTTTCTTCGGACGGACAATCCACAAGAGTTTCTGTTTGAGCATATTGTTCGTGGTGATACGAGTGACGGTATTCCAAATTGTCTGAGCAAAGATTCTACATTTGTGTCTGGAGATCGTCAAACTCCAATCACAAAGAAGAGACTCAATGAATGGATGCAAAAGGGTAAGGTTGATTACAAGAATGGTGATATCGGATTTGATCGGAATCGTCGTCTAATTGACTTTGAATATATTCCCGAAGATTTGGAGAAGGATATCGTGCGAGTATTTGAAAAAGCCCCTGAACAGGGACGCGAATTGGTATTTCCTTATTTTGTTGATATGCGTCTTTCTAATCTAATGGAACATATTGCGGAGTTTTAATGTAAAAATGGGTAGAACAAATCGGGATCGTGTTAAGAATAGGCATTTGGATGACGATGATGATTATGCATATCGACGAGAGTCTAAGAAAAAGCAAAAGAAGAACCGTCGCACCGCAGAGAAGAATTTAGTAGATGCTGTTCTTTCAGGTGAATATGATGAATATGAATTTGAAGAAGAATTTTCTTCTGATCCTTGAGCTTGGGATGGTTAAGATATGGGAAATGCCGTGAGGCTACCATTCCCCCACTAAACCATGAAAATGAGGAGGTTCGCGATTATGATATTTCGCGAGTATGGTTAAATGCGTTAGCAACTTAATTTAATAACCTTAACAAATCCATTTTTTGATGGCGGCTACTGGGTCCGATAGGGGAAGTTGTGCTAAGTCCTGTGTAATGTGCCAAGCGCACGAAGACCACCGGCAACAACCCTCCCGCTTAATTTTAGTATAATGGGTTAATAAAAATGGATGGAATGATCGGGGGCAGCGAACACAACTTACTTGTTCGTGCAAGGGGATAACTTATTTCCCCGGTCCCCGATTTTATTATAGATGGATATTAACGGTATGAGTAGTGTATTAAACAAACCTTACGATTTACAGATACACAGAGGTTGGCCCGATGATAATGATATTGATGATTGGTTAAATTCTCTAGAGGGACCGTCTTTGAATGTATTAGTCGGTCCTCGTGGATGCGGAAAGTCGCGGTTTATTGAAACCAGCGGTCTTCAAGTTCGTGGGTCTGAGTCTGGAAAAAAAAGCACAGTTGATCCAACGGCTGAGCTAAATATCATTGATCATGATTTGTTTAAAAATGGAATGTTAACCATGTCACGAGAGATGCGTGATGTTCGCAAGCGGATTAAACAAAGAGAGTCTTTTATTTTCGATTACACAAATTTGACTATATTAGAAAGAAACAAAATTCTTGGAATGTTTCCTGATGCATACCACAAGGTTGTGATTGCATGGGAACTCTCTGACGAAGAACTCCGGCTTAGGGGCTGTAGTTTTGAGCAGATTGAAGAGGCAAAGAATAATTATGAGCGACCAAGTAGAGACGAGAACATTGACGAACTGGTATACATTTTTTCTTGATGTATGGTTTCCTTACCTAGCAACGGTTGGGTTTATTTTATTCCTTTCATACAGCTCACTTAGCATTCTAGAGTCTGTGCTTATTATTGGATTTATGGCAGGCATGGCAATACTTATTGCTTTCAATTCTTGGAGCAGGGGAAACGAGGATGGAATGAATTCCACAATGGAAACTTTGGTTGAGAGTGGTCTTATTTTGGATGAGATTATTGATCATCAAGTTATGATCAAACCTGCTTCCGGCGTTGAGGTGCATGAGAGATGTTCACATTGTGGAGAAGGTCATATTTTGAATGCATCATTAACAAAACAACAAAACGAGTTGGGAAATGAATACCAATAATAGAAACTGGAACGCTGTTAGTGCCCATTTTAGAAATTCTGCGGGTCCAATGAGAGATCGCAGGCTTCGCAGGCATGATTCGCGACCCAACTCTATGGATTTGTTGGAGGAATTTAGTGAAGAGTTGTATGTATGTGATTTCTGCAATCAGGAAACTTATGCAGTGAGACGAATCGTTCTTGACAAAGATTATGATCGAATGCATTCGGAAGCCAAGTATGCTTGTCCTGACTGTTTTGATCAGAAAGAAAAGGGTCGTTTAGATGTTAGCCTCGATCGAGGATTTGTATTGGTCTAATCTTCAACAGGCTAGATGTCTTCCTAGCTATGATGTAAATCCTTTAGAATTTTTGATTGAGAAGGAATCTCGAAGTGAACTTTTTGAAACTTTAGTCAATCTCAGTTTTGAAGAATTGCAGTCCATTGTGGAGTCTTGTAAATTAACGCATTTGAGTTACTACAAGAGAAACCAATTGCACCAAAGGAGTTTGAAAAAAATACAAAGAAAATTGAAAATTGATTTTGATTGGGGCAATAATTGTGACTGGAATTTGGGAGATATATAATGGGTAATAGAGTTAGTGAACGGTGCATTCTTCTTTCTAATCTTATAAACGACGGAATTGTTTCTGGTTACAGGGGTAATAATCTAAAGGATTATGTTGTTGGTAAAGCGAATGTAGAGTTTGGGATCAAGAATCGTGGATTTGTTGAAGGCTTTGTTGATTCTATTGAACTTAAAATTGAGGAGGACATTTTCGATGTCTGATGAAAATAAGATGGGTCTTCGCCAGAAGGTGAAGAGGGGTATCGTTTCTCTTGATGAGGCAATTGAAATTGCCGAGGATTATAACGAAAATATTCAGCGATGGCTGAAGCGTCGTAAAGACGCTGGCGTTAAGGCTGACTCTGGGGAAAAACCTCAGAAGCGAAAGCGCAAGGCAAAAAAGAATGCCGAGGTATGACTATGAGTGTGAAGACGGGCATGTGTTTGAGTATTGGCAAGGAATTAAAGAAGAGCCTCTTGAGTGCTGTCCAGTTCATGATGGTGCGGGAGATATCCCGCCGCCAGATTCTATTTTGGTCGATGAGTGCTGTAAAGCGCCAGTCAAACGATTAATTTCCAACACCAGTTTTGTCCTCAAGGGCAAAGGTTGGTATAAGGATGGGTACTGATGCCTTGGTATGATTACGAGTGTGAGTCATGTGGCAGCGGATTTACTGAAGTTCATCGGATCGCCGACCGTAAGATTCCTATAGATAATGGTTGTCCTGAATGTGGTGAAGATTCTGTTCGACAATTGCTTGGTAATGTTATGATAGGAGATTCTGTTAACCTTGGTATAACAAAACCCGATAATTCATATAATGAAGTGGTTGCCAAAATTAATGAAGCTAGTGGTATTAAGGGAACACGATACGAGATAGAAGGTCGGTTAGAAAATCGGGAAAAGACTAAACAGAAGCCGTTGACTAAGCATGAAATTAAGACCACAGTTCATGATAAATTAAAGGGTAAACCAAGAGTAGGAGAGTGATATGCCGTTCGTACATGAGCCCCCAATTAATTTGAAGTATTCACCGTTAAGTGTTTCTTATAATAATGGAGACAGATTTTATGAGGTGGAGCCGGGGGTTTTGTGTCCTAGCATCACTTCGGTTCTCTCTGTCAATTCAAAAGATTCTATTGCAAAGTGGAGGAAGCGGGTCGGAACTGAAGAAGCAGATAGTGTTTCTTTGAAAGCACGCTTTCGCGGAAACGAAGTCCATGATTTGTGCGAACGGTTCGTGAACAATGAAGAGCAACTGATCACGAATCAACAGCCCACATCAATCGAAATGTTCAATGTTCTGAAACCGAGTTTGGAAAAATATCTCACGAAGGTTTATCATGTAGAGGTTCCTCTTTATTCTGTTTCATTGGGTATTGCTGGAAGGGTTGATTTGATTGGTGAATGGATGGGGATTCCTGCGATCATTGACTTTAAGACTTCTGCTAAACCAAAGAGGGAAAATTGGATTTCAAATTACTATATGCAGTGTGCTGGTTATTCAGTTATGTATGAAGAGTTGACAGGAATTAAAATTGATCATGGTCTTATTTTGATTTCTGTTGCTGGCAACATGCCAAAGATGCAAGCGTTCCCCTCTCCAGTCAAAGATTGGATTCAGCCGTTGAAAGATACGATCAAGAGGTATAGAGATGAAATGGTATAAGCATGGATGGAGTTGGACTGATACAGACTGGTGGGGAGTTTTTCTTTCCGTATACAACGACCCACTCATAATGATTTTCGTCGGTGTTGCTGTTTTCGATTTCCTTTGGGATCTTTTTGTGAGGTAAGGTTATGAAGACCTTTATAGAAACAACTATTGCTCTTATGGCTTTTTTGGTATTTGTGTGTATTGGTTTTGTTGTGGGTCAAAATTGGTCAAGTGAAACAATCGTAGAAAAGGAGAGATCGGTCACACACACCCACATTCACATGAACGTATCAAGACCACGCAAGAAGACTAATAGCGAGAAGCGTTATGTTAATTATAATGTTCAAGACTTAGATTGTCTTTCTCGTAACATCTACTTTGAGGCAGGGAATCAATCTTCTATCGGAAAGCTCGCAGTTGGTTTGGTGGTTATGAATCGTGTTGCCAGCGAACGATACCCTAATACGATTTGTGAAGTGGTCAATCAGAAGAGTCAGTTTTCTTGGGTGGATGATGGGAAGTCTGATGTCCCAAGGGATGATCGAGCATGGGAGACATCCCAGAAACTTGCTAAGGATATTTTAGAAGGACGGGCAGAGTTTATTAACTTCGATGATGTTATGCACTATCACGCTGACTATGTTAGTCCGGGCTGGTCGAAGCGTATGCAGCAGGTTGCACAAATAGATCAACACATTTTTTATGAGTGAGGAAATTATCATGTTGAGTAAAAGGGAACTTTCAAACACTTTCTCTATGGAAGTGGAACATATAGTTTACAATGAAAAACTATCTTACATGGATGCAATCGTGTTCAATGCGAACAAAAGAAATATTGAACCAGAAAAGGCAGCGGGTCTTCTGAACAAAAACATTAAAGCTAAGGTTGAGGCGGAAGCCCGAGATCTAAACTTCTTACCACGACGTTCAAAATTGCCTCTGTAGGAGACAAAATGTCCGAAGCAACAGCGTTTAATGCTTACAATAAGTTTATCGCTATGAAGCAACATTTTACAAGCACCTCTTATGACTTCTTCAAATATAAAGGAAAGGTTCGTTCTAACCTAAATACCTTTAAGACAAAGAAAGACCGATTTTTCTTCGAGAAGGTGTCCCGCAAATATGAGGGAGATGAGTTGATTATATTCTACGTCTCCAATTTAATTAAAAACCGGGATATTTGGATTGGGGAACTTGCGAAAAATGCTGCGTGTGAAAAAACATATCTTGATTGGAAAAAGATGAAACAATCATTGACTTATCAGTTCCAGTCTGATATACTCTCCATTAAGTCGAACATGAACCATTTGCAACAAGTCGATCAGGATTTCAATCAATTGTTTCTTACTAAGTCCGATGAGTACCCGCAGCTATTTGAATTTCACACAGAGGGAACAATTTCGTTAGAAACTCTTATTGGTGTTGATTTGGTTTTGGGGTGCTTTAGACATTGGGAACGTGAGTTGAGTGGGGATGTTATATGGGATGATTTTTATCACATGTGTATTAAATATACGCCATTTCTAAACTTCAGCGTGTCTCAGCGCAATAAGTTCAAGGAAATACTTTGGAAGGAATTTGCTAGTGTCATTTAAAAATATGATTATAAGATTCTCTAGTAGAATTAAACAGAGTTTTTCATTTCGTAAGCGCGTTAGTGATTTAGAGGATATGGTGGTATTGCAAAAGCACATGATTTTGGATCTTGAAGAAGAGAATACAAAACTAAGAGATACCGTGATCGAGTCTGTTGATTTGGTATCGACCTACAAATGATAATCATGAAGATTCTGAGGAGGAAGATGATTTAGATATATATAAAGCATTAAGAAAAAAAACAACTATACACTAAAAAATAAAAAAAAAATAAAAAAAAATAAAAAAAAACGAGGTAATATTATGTCAGCATCATTTAGCCAACTCAAGAAGACAAGCGCAAGTAGCTTGAATGACCTTTCCGCAGAGCTTGGAAAGATTAATAGCAAGACTTCTTACGAGGATGATCGGTATTGGAAGTTGGATGTGGATAAGTCTCAGAATGGTCATGCGATCATTCGGTTTCTTCCTGCATCAAAGGGTGAAACTGTTCCGTGGGTTCGACTCTTTCAACATGCTTTTCAGGGTCCGACTGGTGGATGGTATATCGAGAACTCTCTAACTACTCTCGGTAAGGATGATCCGGTTTCGGAATACAATTCCCAGAAGTGGAACTCTGGTATTGAATCTGATAAGGACGTTGCGCGAAAGCAGAAGCGTCAGAGCAAGTACATCTCTAACATTTTTGTTGTTAGCGATCCTGCCAACCCGGAAAATGAGGGAAAGGTTTTTCTCTTCAAGTATGGTAAGTCTATTTTCGATCTTCTCGACGATAAGATGAAGCCGTCTTTTGAGGATGAGACTCCAGTGAATCCTTTTGACCTTTGGAATGGGTGCAACTTCAGACTCCGCGCTCGCAAAAAGGAAGGATTCCGATCATATGATAAGTCGGAGTTTGATTCTTCTTCTGCGCTTTTCGACGACGATGGTGAGCTTGAGCGTGTTTGGAACACGCAACATTCACTCCAAGAATTGATTGCACCTGATCAGTTCAAGTCGTATGAAGATCTGAAGACTCGCTTTGAGCTTGTTATTGGTGGGTCTGACGTTTCCACGTCAGCAACAGAATCTTTTGATGAGCCTGTTGCGAATTACCAAGAGTCGGTTTCGGCTGATGAGTCCGATGGTGGTCTTGATTATTTCAAGAAGTTGGCAGAAGACGTTTAATATAGTCTTCGACTAAAAAAGCCCCTCGCGTTTCGGCGTGGGGGGCTTTTTGTTTTTCAACATACGAAAAACTGCGATACCCAAAATTACTACTGTTAATGTAAGGGCAAAACTTGGTTCAGAAACGACTGTGGCTTTTGACCAGCGTGAGCATGATGCTTGATTTATATCACATGATCTTGCCTGTAACCACCCATTTTGATATGGAAGATCATCTGTGAATACCTCAACACACCTGTTCAAGTTTACGGTAACACAGTAATCTATTTCTGATTGTGCGGGATCGAGAAATGGGTCGATCTCGTCTGTTTTTTTCCTCAATTCATCATAACAAAAGTTTTCTACAAAAGATTCGTTACAATTTAAGTAGAATGATTCTGCTATGATCGGAACATTTGTTTGGTTAGACGGCCACCCATTTGCATCAGGTTCCTGCATTATAAATTGCCAAGTCTCTGGGTCCGGTGGCTCTGAGTTTTCCCACGTTTCGATTGGTTGTAAGAAACTAAACCAAGGCATGACTAAAGGTCTACGTTTGCGCTTTGAGCCATTGCTGGATCAGTTTGAGTGTGGAATGGCATCGGAACAAGATTGCTTGCAGCTTGGCTCACACTCTGATCTTTTTGATCAATTACAACGGTTGATCCGCCTCCACCACCACCCGCTCCAGACTCGACTCCTGCATTTTGGATATTGGCTGCGGCTGCTCCTCTTGGGTCTTTTCCAGAATTCATGAGATCCGCTTCGTATTCTGCACGAAGCATTTCATTTTCCCGCGCCATCGCTTCTTCCCGTTTTTTTACCGCTTCGGGAGAATTTAGACTTTCCGTTGATGCTCTATTAAATTCATCTACTTCATTAGAGAGTTTTCTTTCATCATCGGTTCTTGTATCTTTCTTATACTGCTTGTTTTCCTTGTCCCACATTATATTGTCACCCGTGGGACTGCGGTTGGTTCTGTACATAGCGCCAAGTCGGCCTCTTTCATCTTCGTCTTCAATATATTCTTCTTTATGTTTTTTAAGCAAAAACTTTGGAACACCAGTTTGTTCGTCTAAATCCTGTAGCAGTTGTTCGTCTCTACTCAATTTCTTCTCTTCTGGTGCCTTTGACGCTGGAGTCGGCTTTGCTTCTTCTTCATCATCCCCGAATCCGAAGAAACTCATCGCACCACTAAATTTATCTGATACATAATCCTTTGCAGCCGTAAATGCTCCTGATATTTTTTCTCCTAACTCCACAAACCAATCTATAACCGGACGAACCATGCTTGAAACATCAAATTCATAATCATTTAACAGGGTTTCTACTTCTTCAAATCCAAGTGCCCCGGCAATCCACGCAACAACATCTTTAAGGAAGTTCAGCGGAACGTCTACGAGATTTTTTATGAGTGATTCAAATCCTTGGGTGATTCCTTCGATAATTCCACCTTCTTCATATCCCTCCATGAACCCAGTTACAAAAGATACAATACCTATGAGCATTGTTATGGGAAAGAACAACTTACCAAATATTTTAGCTACCCCACCTAAACCTCCAGAGAAAAGACTTGATATGGTTTTGAATCCCGGTATACTGGACATCACTCCCCCAAGTGACTCAAGTATCCCGCCACCACCGGATGTCGAAGCAGTAACACCACCCTCACCATCTGCTGGAACGATTTCTGCTGCGTCTTCTCTTGCTGCTTCTTCTGCTTTTGCTTTATTCCGCTGGGCTCTTTTTCCTTGTGCTATGGTCAACTTGTTGTTGTCCCGAACACTGATTTCGATTCTATCTACCAGATTCAGAAGCGTTGACATTTTATCTGAAATAAATTTCAAATCGTCAAGTTTGTTTAACTCATTTAAATTCTCACCAGCACCATCCGTTGCACTAATTACGGTGCTGTCATCCTCTTTCTCGTCTTCCATTCCAAGAAACGATTTTCCCATAGACATGGCAGATTCGCCAACTGCCGTCCCGAGCGGCGAGCCTTCAAAGACCGCTTGATTCATATCTTTTCCGGTCAGCTTTGCTGTCTCTATTCCCTTTTTTGCAATTCCGGGCAATGCTTCGTGAGTTCTCCTTATAGCAGCCCCTCCAGCCTGATCAGCCTTATTAGCATAGGACTTAAACCCAGTCGTGAAAGATTGGATGGAGTCGTTGAATGATTTCATCGTTTTTGCGTTGTCTACTACATTCATTTAAACTATCCTCTGTTGCGTTCTTCTTGTTTTTGTTTTTCTTTTTCGATGTGTTCAATAACCATACTAACATATAAATCTCTTTCCCACGGAAGCAGACCCTCAATGTCTGCTAAAGTATAATTATGATATTGCATCAGTGAAAAGTTTATTCTCAAAGTTCCCTCTAATGAGTGGTCAGAGAGAATCAGGTAAAAAAACCAGCAAGACCTTCTATTTTAATGTCCTCTTTGTAATTACATTTTTCACAACTAAATACGACATCTTTATACATCTTTGGCATTGTGTCAAAAAACTTCTGAATCTGTTGGAACTGATCTGAGGTGAAGCTATCAACAAATTCCTTTAGTTCATCCTTCGTATAATCGCTTTTGCTGTACACATTATCTGCATCGTAGATTTTGTCTATGCATTCAGAAATAACTTCAAACACGTCTTCCGTCGAAGCGTCACGATCTTTGCCGATAGTTTTTTTATCCATCATATACATGCTTGGATATTTCATAATGATTCCTACTTTATCATTTAGCTCAATTTTGCTTTTGTGGTTTTCGTCTGTTGATAATTCTATTGTTGATAGGTCAATTTCAATTTCGACAGGACTGCAATCTTCTCGTTTACACTTCTTATTCACATAGCTGGTTTTAACCACATCTCCCATTGATCTTGCTCTTATGTTAAGCAGCATATATTCAATATCAAATAGTGGCATGTTATCTACTTCTATACCATCGTCCACAACACAGTTGTTAATAATTTGTTTGATAGCTGTTGTGATTTCCTTATCATCACCACCTTCCATTGCCATCAAAAGAATTTTTTCTTCTTTTACGAGAAAAGGTCTATATGAAATCTCTTTTCCCGAAGATGGGATATTTAATTTATAAATGGGTACATCAAGTTTCGGTAAAGCCATAATTTAATCTCCTGTTTATGTATTAACGACGACCATCAGTTACACTTGCACTGTCGTCTGAGGTACTATTATCCCTGCTGTGCTGCTGATTTTGATGCTTTTATGTTCTTACTAAATCTAATATTTTGTCCGACTTGGCTCATAAGTTTTCCGCCAGCCTTATCAAAAAGAGCAACTCCAGTTTGTTGTAGTGCCCCTCCAAGGTCAAAATTGGGAAACAAGCTGCTGACATTTAAGAATTTACTAAATGGACTAACCGAAAGTTCTACCTTCCTCCAATAGCGATATACCATTGATATTTGAAGATTGTGAAAGCTGTCTTTTGATGACCAATCCAATTGCATTGGGGAAACCATTCTGGGATACGCATCAACAAGTGTTACCGCATAAGCCACCGACCCGGTTGGGGTTAATTGTTCAATCGTGATGTCGGAAACATAATCGTCAAAGTAGCTAAATTCATTTGATGCTGTATTGTCCTGAATATATGATTGCCAATCGGTGAACAGCTCATATACACCCATACCCTCTTGACAATAGAAGCTCAATATCATTTCATCAAAAATTGAAGCCGATGGGATTTTTGTTATTGGACCGTGCGTTACTCTGTCAGCGGTTTGAAAGTATCTTCCGGGCAGTTGTGCCTGATTACAAAGAATAGCAAGATCTCTAGAGCTTTCTTGATCAACAACGGCTCCACTTATCATGACCCGAAAGTTTGCGGGAGATGCAAGTGAACCGCCAATTTTTGACTTGAATGCATTTATGTCCATTGTTATTTTCTTCCTCTGTAATATTCTTTCTTGGTGTCGATCCAGATTCTTCTTTTATTCTCCCCAACAAATCTTTCGAGTGGTAGAAATAAAGCAATTTCCCACTCCTCTTCAGGCACTTCCATATATCTTGATCGAACTTGCTCGAATAGGTATTTTTTTATGCACGGTTTGTAGTATCTATATTTAGCAGATTTCTTTAAAATATTGTATCCGTTAGAACCTAATTGTAATTTAGGCGGATCTGATTCATTTTTGGGATCTACTTTTAGATCATATAGAGAGTCCATTAAAACAGCTCTCCATGTATATGGGAGATAGTGTAGGTTGATGGCAAGAAATCCGTCTGCATGGGCGGCGATGGGAAAAACTAAAGGGAACTCGTCATAGTATGGTAGAGTGTCTGCATGTTTGGCTTCATATTCAAACATAAACATCCTACCTAGCATGATCCTTCCCCGGAGAGTTGGTTTCATTCTTCGATTTTCTCTACCAATACGAAGAATCTTTTGAGAACTAACCCCCTTTAGTTGTTGCATTCTAAATGCGGTTTCTCTGTACCATTCTCTAGCCTCCTCTACTTTCATCACAACTGCATTGGAAGATATTTTTCTTTTGAGTAGTGTTTTAAACGTAACTTTATTTGCCATTTTATTTGACTATCCTAATGCCCATTGCCTTTAGGGTGTCTTCTGTCCAGATTTCAAAGTTCCAACCACGACCATGTGCATATTCTATTGCATACTCCCATTTGGAGGTATTCATTCCATATGCATATACTTCTTTGATATATCGTTGATTTTTTTTCTTTGGTTTCTTGGGGGGTTTGGTTTGTTTCTTTGGTTTTATTTCTACGATCACGGTCTTTCCATTTTTGTATGTTATCTTTAGATCTGGAAAATAGTTATGTCGCTTTCCATCAGTTTTGGAAACATAAGGGATCTTTAACTCTTCGCTGCTCCATTTCGTAATATCTGGATTATCATCACACCACTTAAAGGTCTGCCTTTCCCATAATGAACGATATGTTATTTTCATCGGGTTTCCCTCGTATTTTTTATAATTCTTTGGTTTCCATTTGCCTTTATATGCCATGTTTCACCTAAATAACTATATCTATTCTATATTTATATAAATATAAATATTTAGATTCCGGGGAGCATGGAATGTCAAATTTTAAAGAGTTGGGTGATGATATTGTTGGGAGTGTTTTGAGTGGTGCTTCTGGACCACTTGCTGACCTATTCACTCCAAAGCATGGTGGCACAACATCTTTACGTTATCCTATGGATGTGGAGGGTCTTGGAGAGAGTCATTTCATGCGATTTAATATTATAGCAATTGCCCCCACAAAACTTCCCTCTCAAGAGGTTCCAAAAGACTCGAATAGTCCAACTGAAAGTGCTGCTGGGGAATTTCTTGGTGGGTTGGCTGGTGCTGCTGCCGGTAATGCTCTTGGCGGCGGGCTTGGTTCTTTTGCTGGTGGGATTGTTGGAGAAGTTGCTGGAAACTTTGTTGATGATAGCGGTCTGGGTGGTGCTTTAGATACCGGAATTGGAGCAGTTACAGAAGCAGCCGGGGATGTTGTTGGCGGAGCTTTAGAGCTGGGCAGTGGACTTGTTGGTGGCGCAGCCGATCTTGCGGGTGATGCTCTTGGCGCTATAGGTGATGCTGCTGGTGACTTATTAGGCGGAATTGCCGGGGGAATATCTGGTGCGCTTCCACCTTCTGCCGCGTCAACATTTGGTAAAATTTCCGCACAGGCAGGCAAGTTGGCTGCTTCTGTCACGGATAGTTTGCCGCTTTCTAAGGATGGTCTTCAAGATCTTCTTTTGAGTAATTCACCCTTTGCTGATACTGTGGGTGGCACAAAAACTAAAAAAGCTGATATAGTATTATACATGCCGGTAGGAATTACTGAGACGTTTGGTGCTAGTTGGACCGGCGGCGATATGGGGGTAGTTGGATCAGTAGAAAAGGCTATCACGGGTGAGGGTGGAACCGGCGGCATCATGGATCAGGTGAAAGACGCGGGTAAGGGGGTTCTGGGAGAAGTTGGTGGAAAAATTGCAGGTCAGGCTATCGGTAACGACAAACTTGCAAATAAAGCACTTAAAGAACTTGGTGGAAAGGCTATCAATCCTCAATATGAAATATTTTTTGATAGACCAACTGCAAGATCTTTTAGCTTTGACTTTAAAATGATTCCCAGAAATCCATCAGAAGCGCAGGCTATTCAAGATATTGTTAAAACTTTTAAGATGTATGCGGCACCAGAGCTTGATTCTACGGGAGCTGCTGGTAGGTATTATAATTATCCCTGCTATTTTCAAATAGAATATTGGAATGCTGATAAATTGCATAGACTAAAAGAATGTGCTTTGACTAATATTACAGTTAATTATAGTGCGGCAGCTACACCGGGAACTTATTACGATGGCGCTCCAATTCAGACCGATGTTACTTTGAGTTTTATGGAGTCGGTTCTTCTCACCCGTCAGGACATCAGAAACGGATATTAATTATGGCAAAATATTTTTCATACTTTCCTACAGTTGCATATGATGCCTTTGACGATTCGGGTAAAAATAAAGTTGTCACGGATATCTTTAAGCGTGTTCGCGCAACATTAGAAGCCCGTTCAGATAAAACTATCTACTATACTTACAATGTTCGTGAGGGTGAAAAGCCAGAACACATTTCCTATAACTATTATGGTTCGGTTGATTATCATTGGGTCATATTGTTGATGAATGAGATTCGTGATCCGCAATGGTGTTGGCCACTAGATCCTTTGCAATTTGATAGCTATATTATAGATAAGTATGGGTCAAGTACAATTGCTGTCGATACGGTTCATCACTACGAAACGAAAGAAGTTAAATCGACTTCCAATAATGATGTGTTCCGAACGGGTGATGTAATAATTCCTGCTGGAATTACAGTAAACTCTGATTTCACCTATACATATACTGAAACTGTTAACGGCGCTTTGCCGGGAACTGAAAAAACTATAACTAATGTTCAGGCAGTAGATTCAGTTACAAATTATCAATATGAATGGGATGAAAATCAAAACCGAGCAGAAATTGTTTTATTGAGAAAAAATCTACTTGGAGATTTTGTTTCCGAATTTGAAAATTTAGTAATCCAAAAGCGATAGGTGATTCTTTATGAGTAAAGATGACGAAAATAGAGGAATGAATGATTTTTCTGTTACCAAGTGTAACATCATCTCCTCTGCTGGCAAACATTTAGATAAGCTAGTTGACAATCCTTGGAATGGTATTACGTTAAATGAAAGTATTGGGCTTCAGGCGGGAGATCCTCAGTTTATTTCTGGTGAGATCTTTTTGAATGATGAAATTGATATTTTTAATGAAATGAGTCTTGTCGGAGATGAAGTAGTTGATTTAAAATTCAAAACACCCGGAAAGAAGGGGATTGAATTTCAAGGTAGGGTTTATTCGACTGGATACTACAGATCTCCCGATGGTGCCTCTACGGGTCTTTCTATTAAGTTTTGTTCTCCTGAAAAGATATCTTCTGACCAGATCAAAGTAAATCGTTCATATCGAAATGTACCATATTCCGAGATCATAAAAGATCTATTTGTTCCCCTTAATGACATTTCTAAAAAAACAATATACGTTGAACCCACAAAGAACATTGGAAGTTTGGTTGTCAACAACGAGAGCCCGATTGATGCGATCAATAAAGTTGTTCAAGTTTCTCGTTCGACTGGGTACAATGGTGCTAACTATGTATTTTTTGAATCTGTTGATGGTGTATTTCGGTGTAGGTCACTAGAGGGTATGGTCGATCCGTCAAAAGTGGAACCAGTCCTTACATACACGTTTGAACATACGATGGGTGAAAAAAACGACATTAGAAAGTTGGCAGCGATTACGTCATTTCGAGTTATCAAATTTCCAAATATCATAAGTGATGTTCAGGGAGGAATGTATGGTTCGACCGTGGTCAGTAATGACTTGATGAAGAGAAAGGTCACTTATAATAATTTTGATTATCTTGATTCTTATGACAAATATAAGTCGATAAACTTTAATGAGATTTCTGTGGGAGATCAATCGAAAACCGCTTTAACTAATAATGATAAATTTCGGTCGTCGAGTTTAGTTCACTTTATTCCCAGAAACTATAAATCATTTGATACTGAAATTAATTTCAATGACGATAGGAGTGACCTGTCTCTTGTACGAAGATCCCAAATACAGCAAATGAATGCTATTCAGGTTCAGGTTACTGTTTCTGGAGATAGCCAACGCAAAGTCGGGGAGGTTGTCGGTCTGAGACTGCCATCAACAAAACGAGAAGATGGTGAGCTTGATCAGTTGCTATCTGGAAGATATTTAATTTCAAAGGTGAAACATGTAATTTCTTCTAATGTGTCAAAGGGATATTCAACCGTTATGCTTCTTGTCAAAGATTCTTATGGCAAACCACTTCCGAAAAGAGTAGGATAATGCGACCAATTGGCGTAGGGCAGATGGGAAATTTTCATTGGTGGGAAGGTGTTGCAGAAGATAACCTTGATCCCACTGGTGCCGGTAGATGTAGAGTTCGTGTAATTGCACACAATACTCCTATGAAGTCCGAGATGGATACAATAGAGCTTCCTTGGGCATATCCGATGATGCCCCTAAACAATCCGCATGGAAAGATTGTTGCGCTCAAGCCCGGAACGCGGGTATTTGGTTTTTATCGCGATGGGAAAACTGGTCAAGACTTAATTATGATGGGGACTGTCAACATTGGTTATGGTCATGTTCTCGGATTTGACGAAGAAGAAGAACCGCTTGATAACATTAACATTGCTGATCCAGTTCCACGATTGGGTCAAGTCGGATTCATTGACGACCGCGCTGGTGCTGGGGAGCCAATTGAAAATCAGCCGCAAAAAACAAAGCTAACCTACAGTGAAGGGAAGATTGTCTCTGAAAATATATCAGATTATGGAGATCATTATGTTAATGAATTGAATACTTCGCGACTTGCGCGCGGCGTGGTTGCAGGAACAATTGCAGAGGCACAAATTAGTTCCCAGCCCGATACTGCTGTTGTTAAAGCCGATGGTTCAGAAATGCCAGAGCCGCCACCAACCTTCGCAGCCAAGTATCCATACAACACCGTTGAAGAGTCCGACAGTGGTCATGTTAAAGAAATTGATGACACTCCCGGTGCAGAAAGAATTAAAGAGTCACATCGAACAGGAACATTCTATGAGATACATCCAGACGGAACCCGAGTTACAAAAGTTGTAAAGGATGATTTCTCTGTTACGATTGGTGACAAGGGTGTCAAGGTGGATGGTGTGTGTGCTGTCCATGTTGTGGGTCAGGCTGATTTTTATTGTGAGAGTGATATTAATATAAAGACTGACACGAATGCAACGGTAACAGCCGGGAATGATTTGTATGCCACCGCTTCGCGAGATGCGCTTATAACCGCAGATGGGAATTTGGATATTATTACTGCGGGTGGGCTAAGTATTCAGGCTGGAGGTGAAATATTATTCAAAGACGCCTCGGCTACAGCATCAAATGTTGATGAAATTATTAAGGACACTGTTGACGGTAGGGGCAATCAAAGAATTCGAGTTGACGACCCATCGTAGCGACTAAATAAACATAGGAGGAATCTATCTTGCCTGTAATAAAGAAATGGTCAGATTTGGATTTGGATTTTACGGCGCATCCAAGCACTGGACAGCTTTCGATGAAGCGGGATGAGCAGTCAATTGTTCGTTCAGTTCGATATACACTTTTGACTAATTTCTATGAAAGGTTATTTAATCCGGGGTATGGTTCGGATTTGACCGGACAGCTTTTTCAGCCAGTGACATATTCTTCCACGTTAAGCATACGAGATGCTATCATTGAGTGCCTAAATAACTTTGAAAAGAGAATTCAACTTACGAATGTTGAAGTTAATGCTAATCATGATAAAAATTCATATGAGGTCAGTTTAAAATTTTATATTGTCAATGAACAGGTTGAGAGACAAACGAGATTCTTACTGGAAAGAAACCGATAAATGGCTACTAATTATATAACTGAGACGAACAAGTTAAAGATCGCAGAGCTTGATTTTGATTCTATCAAAACTGCTTTGAAAACCTTTCTTCGCGGTCAGACTGAATTTGCAGACTATGATTTTGAAGGTTCTGCCATTAACATTCTTCTTGATGTGCTTGCATACAATACACACTACAATGGGTTTTACACGAACATGCTCGCTAGTGAAATGTTTATGGACAGCGCATCTCTCCGGTCATCAATCGTTTCCCTTGCAAAGCATCTTGGTTATACCCCATCATCTAAGCGGGGATCAACTATTGATTTGGATGTAGTTTTTGAAGGGGCTTCCGAAAACGTTCCAATAACTATTCCAAGAAATGCAAAGTTTACTACTAGAATTGGTCCAGATGCATATACATTCTTGACTACACAGGCTAGGACTTCGGTTTATAATTCCACGACAGCGAAACATGAAGTCCTAAATCTTCAGATAACGGAGGGGATTTCTTTTTCTGAAACCTATACCGTTCAGGGAAACACGAATGAGACTTTTGTTATTCCGAATGAAGACGTTGACACTACAACGTTAATTGTTGCTGCTGGTGGAGAGATATTCACAAAGGCAGATGATCTCACAGAAATTTCTTCAACATCAAAGGTTTATTTTCTTCAAGAAGGAAATCAAAATCGCTATGAAATTTATTTTGGTGATGGAGTGGTTGGAAAGAAACCTTCTATTTCAGAGATAGTTCAAATTACATACAATGCTTCTCAACTAGGAATTGATGGAAATGGGGCAAGAACCTTTTTTCTCGCGGAAACTGTTAGTGGAGCAACTTCCGTTGATTTGACACTCTCTTCTGGGTATACTCGGTCAGCGGGCGGATCAGAAAGAGAAACTACTTCGTCAATCAAAATTCAGGCACCGAGGCAATTTGGTCTTCAAAAGAGATTGGTTACAACCAATGATTATAAAACGAGATTGGAAAATGATTATACTCTTGTTGACAGTGTTCGCGTTTGGGGTGGAGAGGATAATAATCCCCCGGAGTTCGGCACTGTCTATGTAAGTGTTAAGCCAAGAACTGGATATGTTTTGTCACAGGCAGAACAATACAAAATTGCAAATGATATTATCAAAAAGCGAAATATTGTAACTGTCAATACTCGTTTTGTTGAACCGGATTACCTGTTTGTTGCTGTTAACTCTACCATTAGTTTTGATCCACGGCAGACATCGCGAAATGCGACTCAACTTAGTGATCTAGTTAAAGCGAGAATTTTAAATTACAGCACGACGCAGCTTACTCGGTTTGAAGATTATTTCAGATACACTGCTTTGACCAAGATGATTGATGAAACGGAATTTGCAATTAAAAATAATACAACAACTATTGCAATGAAAAAACGAATATTGCCCGAACTAAAGGTTCGCCGAAGATATGAGCTAGAATTTAATAACGCATTGAATCGACCTCATGCTGGTCATGCTCCGGTTCTTCGTTCCAGCCTCTTTACTTATGGTGGAGTTGAAAATTGTTATATTACTGATCACGATGGAATTTTGAGAATCGTGTTGTCCCAAAAAGGAAATTCTGGGGGAGTGAGTGGAACCATCGAGGCTCCTCCCGGCGGCGAGGTGGTGCTTGGACGAGTCCTTGACTCGTCTGTTGGAAATGACACAACTATGTCTGATTATGGTGTTTCTGATAATAGAATTATTGAGGATAATATTGGACAAGTTGATTATACAACAGGGGAAGTAGCTTTTACTTCACACATATCTGCACTTTTTGGTAACGAAACTTATCTGTATTTTATTGCCCAACCCGCAATTAATGATATCATTCCACAGAAAAACACTTTTATCACAATTGATACCTCCGATGTAAAGGTACTCGCGATTGATGATACTAATAGAATACAAGAAAATCGAGTACGCAGTTACTAACTAGGAGTGTTTGATATATTATGTCACCCATCAACAGAACGGCAAATTCACATCAAACGTCTTTTCTGGTTTCCCAACACGTTCCGGCGTTTGTTCGGGAAGACCATCCGAAATTCATAACCTTCATTGAAAAGTATTATGAATTCGCTTCAAACAATTCTGTTTTAGAAACGTCTGCTGGAAGCGGTGTATATTACTATGGGTTCGATTCTGCATCAAAACTAATTCAAGATATCAATGATGTTGATCGAACGGATTTCGATCATTTTGTCGAATCGTTTAGGAAAGAATACGCCTATTCGTTTCCTCAAGAATTGTATAATGGAACAAACAAAGCCACTCTGTATAAAAACCTCATCCAGTTTTATCAGGCAGTAGGCACAGAAGATTCTTTCCGGGCGTTATTTCGTCTTCTTTATAATGAAGAAATTGAAATTTATTATCCCGGCACAGATGTGCTGGTCGCGAGTGGTGGTGAATATGTAAAACGATCAAGACTCAAGACCACATATACCGAAAACATAAATGACATATCAAATAAAAAAATTGTAGGTTCGGAGTCTGGTGCATATGCAACAGTTGAATATGTTCAAGTTGTAAGGGACAGTAGCGACAGTTTTGTTGTAGGAAACATTCCTAATTCAACAACCCAAACAAGCGGGGCTGTTGGAAATACGAGTATTCATGATAGCCGAAAGTTCTTAGAGCATGGCAGGGCATATGCTTATGTGTATTTGACCAGTGTCTTTGGTGATTTTAAAATTCATGAAAATTTGTATTACATGGATGGAGCCACGACCAACACCTCTATTAAGAAGGTTATTACGCTTCCCCAAACCAAGCAAATTCATTATTATGAATCATATGATTATCACTCTGCCAACTCTTTAGTCTCTTTGTATGATGGTCGGAAGTTCAACCAATCTACCAGTAACAATCCTCCTTGGGGAACATCAAATATTGCATATTCAAATACTGGATTGTGGCATACAACCGGACCCGGAACCGGCGAAATTAAAATGGTTGGAAACTCTGCTAGTGCATTGTTTAACTCTCGCGCTTTGCAGATTGGCAATAATGATTTAACCGATGCCACTGCGTATAGTGACATGAGACATTTTGTTCATTCGGACCTCCTTGGAATTAGTAGCCCGGATAATCTATACAGAATGACTGTTCGAGCCCGAGATCTTGGTGGTAATTCCTCATTTTCTGTTGCGAACGGAAACCGATTTTCTGCTGGAATTACTGCATATCGACATGATTTTAGAATATTAGGTTCGGATTCGTATGCGAATACATATGACAATCCATTCTGGTTCGTGTCTCATAAGCAATCTATAGACGATCAATTTTATACTTACGTTGGTTATTTTGGTGGCGTTGAAGATCAAAAGACTACAACCGGACCATACGATTCAAATAGCTACGGGAATGGTGGTCGCATTGACTTGCCGACAGGAACTCAGGGGAAATTCAATTCATTGCAAAAAGCATTGGATGGTAATACTAAGTTACCATTCAACACAACATATATTGTTCCAACATTCAAGGTCAACGAGCCCGGAGATGGTGCTGCATACTCACAAGGAATAACTGAAATTGATTATATTTCTTTGGATGAGATGACAGCTCTTCAGACACAAGAGGGGAATCGCACAGGAGCCTATCTGGAAAATTCCAGAAGTTTGCTTTCGGTATCTTCAAATCTTCAAGACAATTATTACTGGCAACTATCTGCATATGATATTCGCACAAAGCAACAGATGGGAACTGCCAATGGATATGGTAGGATCGTAAAAGATACAGTTCATCCTGCCGGAATGAAAATGTTTGGAACTAAGGTCAGTGAGTCTGATGTTCCGATCAGCGTTTCTTCTGAAGGGCATCTCAATGATACTTTCAGTCCAAACCAATTAGACTCTCTGTCTGCATGGTGGAGAGCCGATGCGATTTCTCCGCAGAATGTTGAGTATCGAGGGTATGGAGATTCTACCGCAAACGGAACATACGGAACCGAGAGAAATCGTTTTCCTGTTGCGTTTAGTAACTTTGAGGATTTAGATGAAGATTATGCACTAGAAACTATCTCAGCAGGCGTAGACGTTATCGCAAAATCTGATGATGTGTATGTTGGGAAACGATCATTAAAGATAATTGATCAACATACAAGCACCTCTCCATCCTTTGATTTTCCGATTGATTCTACGGATACTAATATATTTGGTTCTGGGGATTTTAAAAATATGGATGACGACGTTCATCATCCAATCGTCATCGAATCACACAAAAAGTGGTTATTCAGTGTCTATGCCAAGACGAGTAACACAACAAAGGATGACGCAACACAAACGAATTCCTTTGGTCTATACACAGCACTTGGAAATACAGCCGGGGCAGATACTTCGGTGGAAGTTGGAAATGGAACATCAAGACCATCATATTTTGAATCATTTGACTCCGAGAACACATGGAAAAGACATGCGATGGTTGTTGATCTTTCGGCATATCCACACACCCGCGCCGGATTTAGAATTTTGTTGCCCGACAGAGATTCTCATGACCAAGCAACAGGAAATTTAACGACATATCATTTTGACGGCTTCATGCTTGAAGAATATGATTCGGCATCACACGGAACCGTGTGGGGGCAGCATACACCCTCACCATACATTGAAACTGGATTGAGTGGTTCTAATGTTATTTCTTGGTTTGACCAAAGTCTGAATAAGCACCATGTCTATGCAAATACTCATGGTGGAATATTCTATCACCCACAGTATGTTGCCAATGCAATCAATGGAAAGCCTGCTATTCGCTTCTCTGCCAATACGGTCAAGAATACGGGCAATGTTTATCAGTATAGTTCCATTGGTGGATCTGTAAATTCTATTGCTCTTGAATACGGAGACGCAACAAACTTCAAGCCATCAACTTCAGGATTCCAGTCTAAACTTCGTGGTAATTCTTCGGGTGGATTCGTTGGGGGAACATTGAGTTCACCCTCTCTACCAAGACCTGTTGCAAATTCATGGACGGTTCTTGCTGTTGTTAAATCTAATCTTGGCATTAACACGGCATCATATGGTACGTCCAGTCCGACGATTTTCAATTCGGGTTATGCCGGAAATGAAGATGCACTTTATAATTCCGCAGGAGCAACCGGAACAATAAATCTTGGTTATCGTTCTGATATTGATGACAATGGTGCGTTGCGTGCAGCAGTGGTCAATTCAACGGCTGGTATGGATTCGATGGAAACCGATACGACGGCAACATTCACACACGAATCTCCGACAACGAACAATACTTTCCGAATTGTGGGTGTGTCGGTGAATGCGGTTGCATCTGGCGATGCGATTGGTGATGTTTTGAATTTCCATATTGATGGAAGACGATACTCGAATTCAGAAATTCTTGGTCTTGATGGTTTTGTTTCAGAAAATTCAGGAATGGATTGGTTGTCCCAGAATAATCATGTGACTTCAATTGGAAAGTGGGCTCCGGGTAATGCGACAGCAACTTCCAGCAATCCTGTCAAGAGTGTATATCCATATGGAACCAACGATTGGGATGGTGATATTGCAGAAATTCTTGTCTTCAATGAGAAACTGTCGAATAACAATATTGCAAAGGTTGAAGGTTATCTGGCACACAAGTATGGTCTTCAGGACAACTTGAATCACAAAGAGGATGATGGGAGCGGAAGCCCCGATATTGAAAAGTATAGATGGGAATTCGCAAACACAGCAGACGGCTGGGATTTCTATTTGGACGACGGTGGGGTTCGTCAAAGTGATGTTGTTGATACTTCTGGATTTGTCTGGACCTCATATGATGGTGTTGCTGATTCAAATAATGAAATTCAGGTTGTTGTCCCATCGACAAGTGGCACAGCCAATCTGATCATGGAAAAATCCACGGCAGTTCAATTTGATGGTGCTGCATATAATACATTTAAAATCCGATTTACAAAACGAGGCTCGGTGGCTTCGTCCCAAGATTCTTACCTTGTCTTTAAGGATGTTGATGGAAATGAAACCTCTATGTTTGATCAGAAGCTAGATCACACCGGCACTACGGGTGATCGGTTCGATCACACAGTTGACCTTTCTGAAACTGCTGCGTGGAAAACAAAACGAATAACGAATTTGAAGTATGTATTTGATCGGGATACAGGAGGAGGAGCGAATTATGATATTGATTTTGTTTCCATTTCGGGAAATAGTCATCCCCATCCATACGGTGAAGTTTCACCAAATGCAGAGGGATCAAACAATTGGAATTTAGAATACTAAATAGTAAAGTATTGTAACAGGAGAAACGTCTTGCCTGCATTAATAGGAAAAACACTCAGTACATATAATGCGCTTACATTCGCATCTGTTTTTGGTTCAAAGACAGAGAATTTATATCTGTACGTCGGAAAAGTTGTGGAATGGGGGGATGACAATTCTCCTCCTACTCCAGAAGATACTGACGGATATAACAATTCTATTTGGAATAATATGGCAGGAATGGTTCGCATTACTTCTAGTGAAGTTTCTCTTGGTATTGTGCGAAATGATTGGGCATCGGATACTGCGTATTCTAGATTTCATCATGCAAACACCGACTTGGGCACAGACTATTATGTTTTGGCGGGAGCGTCTAACCGAGATGTATATAAGTGTTTAGATAATAATGGACATTCAAATTCAACATCAAAGCCTACCCATAAAAATTTGGGAATCACTAGAGAGCCTGATGGATATGCATGGAAATATATGTATACGATCAGGGAATCTGATTTTGTGAAATTTGCCACTGCCAATGTTATCCCTGCCTTTGTCGATCAAGATGTTTCTAGCAGCAGCCGAATGGGGGGCATTATACACGTCCCAATCCCCACAAATAACATAGACGGAATTGGTGAATATTATAGAGGAACTGGATTTGTCAATACGTCGTATTCGACTATGGCCTCAAACGCCACAATTTTTACAACACTCAATTCAAATACGGTGTCGAATGAGATTAAGGTTATTGCTGACTCTGGGCTTGCTCCTTGGAATGACTATTACAATAACTCTGCGTTTTTTGTAACGACCGGAATGGGTACGGGAACTTATAAGAAAATAATAGACTACAAAGTAGATAGCAATGGTGTTCCCGGTCCAGATGGTGCGACAAAAACATCAGCGAATTTAGTTTTAGATGCTGCTATCAGCGAAGTTGCTAATGGCGATTCGTTTATTATTGGTCCAATGGTACATGCCCCTGACGGTGATTTAAGTGGCGCAGGATTTTTGGGAATAGGAAAACTTAATGCAGCAGGAAATCTTGTTTCTATAGAAACCTCTTTAATTGGTAGAGGATATGCAAACGGGACTAGTGCAAATGTAATCATTAATGGAGTTTATGATTCGACATCAGCAGGAGCCGATGTTCACCCGAATGGAACAAATGCAAATGTTGAATTTATTATTCCCCCTTCTGGTGGTGGTCATGGATACAATACCTTCTTTGAATTGAACGCTAAATATGTTATTGTGGCACCACAAACTATCGTGGCTCGCGACCATCAAACCGGAATATTTTCTGGATATGGAAATGACTATAGACAGGTTGGTGTTGTTAGGAATCCGATAGATACTCATCTAGGTCGGCGTGCTAGTCGAGATTCATATGACATGAGAACTACTTTGTATTTTGGTTCTTCTGAGACGGTCAATTTTCAGGTAGATCAGCGAGTTTATAATTCTGCGGATTTAAATACTGAAACCGCTTCTGGTCTTGTTTATAACGTCTGCGGTTCACTGCCGAATCGTTATCTGTCAATAATTGATGTTCAGGGTCAATTTGCAAATGGTGATATCATATACAATAGACTTGGTGACAGCGCACGAATTTCCACTCAAAATATTAATAACTTTGAATACCCATTAAATTCACAAAAACATCCTATAGATTCTGTTGTTCCTTCTAGTGTTGCTAAATATATAGGACAAATCGTTTATCATGAAAATATTTCTCCGATAACTAGACGAACGGATCAAAAAGAACAGTTTAAATTTGTTTTTGAGTTCTAAATATTAAAGACTTAAAGGGACCAGCATAAATGCCTATCGACTTTAACAGATTTCCATATTATGACGATTTTACTCCAGACGATAATTATTATCGCCTTCTGTTTAGACCGGGTAGATCTGTTCAGGCCCGAGAGCTTACGCAAATACAAACACTTCTACAAAACCAGATAAAGAATGTAAGTTCCCATATGTTTAAAGATGGTTCTTTGATTTCTGGTGGTGAAATTAATTATGATCGAAGCGATACGAAGTGGCTTGCGATTCAGCCCACCTTTGAGGGATCTCCTGTAAGAATCAGTACAATCATGCCCGGAACAGGTCTTAGTAAACCTGCAACAACGCAAACGGTTGGAGCAAGAACTGCAACGATCACGAGTGTTATTGCATCAGAAAATAATGATCCGAATACAATTTATTTTAAGTGGGATGGTGGAGAGCCTGATGATGTAAATACTGATGGCTTTTTGGCGGGAGAACTTCTCAGCGTTATAGATAAGACTAGTGGCATTACAAAATATCGTGTAAGAGCAATGAATCAGACTGCTGCGGGAGTGTCTACTCATTATGGAACATCTACTCAGCTAAGCGTAGCCGCTGGCGTGTATTACTGGAAGGGTATTTTTGTTCAATCTACTGGAGGGAGCCTTACCCTTTCAAAATATTCCGATGATTGTACTTATCGAGTCGGGTATATTGTTGAAGAAAAACTGATCACGGACGATCCTAAAACCTTGGACCCGGCAGCAAACTATTCCAATTATTCTGCTCCCGGCGCTGATAGATATAAAATAGTATTAACCCTCGTAAAAATTGGAGATGGTTCTACTATAACAGAAGAGGGTGTTCATAATTTTATTGAAATTGCAAGAATTCAGAATGGTAACATTCTTGTTTCTGACACAAATGCGGGTCAAAATATTTACAACCTTCTTGGCAAAAAGATGGCTGAAAGAACCTTTGAAGAAAGTGGAAATTATATTGTAGAACGATATAATCTTCAACTAAGAAATAAGACAACGAAAGACAATCCTATTATATCTGCCCACATGAACCAAGGTGTTGCTTATGTTGGTGGCTATCGTCATAGTTTGAATTTCAATAGTGCCTTTGATATTAAAAAGGGTAGAGATACCATCAAGGAAAATATACAAATCAATAACACCTATGGCGACAATTATGTAATTGTGCATGATCGAGCGGATACCATAAATGCAACAAATCCTGAAAATGCAAATGGGCTTTTTGTTGTTGGGTCTGGAGCGGGGGTTCATGTATCAACTGATGATTACGGTCAGAGAGGTGCTGCGGTATCAATTCATTCTGTTCCAAAGGACATGGTTGAGAGATACAGTCTAACTGATGAATGGAAGTGGGCTTCTACGCTTGTTGGGACGGCAAGACCAACTCAATTTCTTTATGATGTTGAAGCCACGAATGCTTCCAACTCCGCGTCAAGACCCGGATACTCATATGATTTGTATTTGGGTGATTTCAAGAGTGCAAATGTTGCGAATACAGTTTCCGTAGATAATGTTATTGACCTCACAGAGGTGTCCTCCAATTCCGAGGGGTATACACGTTTCAACTTTGCATCAGTGTCACACGGAATCACGACAGATGATCAAATTTCGGTTACGGGATATCCTGCTTCAAGGGAGTATTTTAATGTCGATTTTATTCCAGTGCTTGAAGTCGCGGCAACTGAGATTGTTATTGATAATACCTACTCGATTCCGGTATCTACGACTTCCACTCTGGACGGACAATTGTATAGAACCACAGGAAATGTTAGCCCAAGCCGATCAGTTGTTTTGGATTCGTATAGTTCTGCCGCATGGAATGGTTCGTATATTGGCGGAACAATTCGATTAGGAAACTCTCCACCCAAAACCATTATTGATTATATTGGAACAAATTCCGATGCAACGGAAAGTTACAGTTCTCGGTTTGGATATTCAAAGCCCGGAACTGTTATTGTTGATTCTGACTTTGCCCAAATTCCTAAATCTGGCGATTCCTATACGATTAACCTACCCATGTCTCAAGCCCGTTCTGTTGTATATAATCAGAACATCTCTGCTACAGGTGCATCTCAATATCCTGCTGTTTTAAACCAATCGTGGAATATTGATCCCATTTCTGGTGTTGTAGGAAAACCAAAAGACAAGTTGACGGATCGGGTTTATGGTAATCGTGTTGATGGTGACACAGGTTACAATCGACATGGAAATGCTCCGGCAGGGGAAGACGCTCTTCTCTTTGATATCGGAAGAAGTGCAGTAAAGTCTGTTGTCGCACACGGTTCTTTGGATACAGGTTTTTCGGGAAACACTGAATTTTACTACACAGAATATTCGCAACAGTCTGGGGATAACACCCCTGATTTGACCTTTGTTGTGGGTAACTCGGATGGGGATTATAAGTTCTTCGACAGACCTCTTCCTTATCCGTATACGAATGATATAATTACTGACCCAATCGAATTGAAGAAAAATTACACCCTCGTGAATCGGACTACTGGGGTGGTTTTGACCAATAAGATTACGCAAGTTCAAACTACTAGTAGTTTCAATATAGCCGTTACGACTGCTGGATTTAATTTTGTTTCGGGTCAAGAATATGTTCTTCTCTATACGGTGAAGGCAATTGAAGCATATCCAGCCTACAAGAGATTAGTAAAAGCGAATACGACATATTCTGGAATACCTTCGACATCATCCCTAACTGATTACGCTAATGGTCATGTTATGTTTGAAAAGGGGACATATTCAAATGCAGCAGGTTCGCGATTTTCTATCGGAAAGCCTGATGTGTTCAAGATCCATAAGGTCATTCATAAAATAGAAAACTCTGGTGTTAACACCATAGATGGAGATATTGCCAATACTCAACTGGACATCACCTCTTCATTTATTCTGGATAACGGTCAACGAGATTCTTTCTACGATAATGCATCACTTATTTTGAAGACGGATGTAGATGCTCCTTCAGGAAATGTTCTTGTCATCTTTGATCGCTTTGAGCGAGTTGATAATCCAAAGAGTCTGACACAGACTGAAGAACTTGATTCCCCCGGATTTTTCTCGGTTGACTCATATCAGTACACCACCGACTTGACCCTCAATCATGCCCCCGACCAGTCTGGATTTACGGTAGGAATGGAAGTTAAGGCAAACAACGGAACTACTGCATACGTCCTTGAGTATGCCAATACAAGCGGTGTTGCAAAGATGCGTCTTCAGGATGTTCGCGGACCCATCGGGGTTTCTGTTCCAGAATTCGTTATCGGTGAGACGATTACTGGATATAATGAATCTGGGATTTCTATTGCTGGTGACATTTTGAGTGTTGTTGCAGCAGATATTAAGTACAGTGAAATTCCTGAATACAAGAGCCCGTCTGGAAAGATCTATGCTCTGCGAAACATGATTGATGCCAGACCATATGTGGTTTCTAATAATCGA